TTATTTTTTCTTGTAAATATCGGCGGTGCCGTGAATTTTGTTGTTTGTATTACCGGAAGTCAGCACCAGTACATCAGCACCTTCTTTATCGGCCTTTTCGACCAGTTCTTTTTTCGCATCGTCGACAGAGACTTCGTTAGCCGTGCTCACGGTACCGATTTTTTCGTACTGTGATTCAACTTTCTCAAACTCGTTTTTCGTCAGCAGTTCAGCCGCAAAGGTATTGGTGGTAAACAGAAATGCAGCGCCCATCAAAATAGCAGTCGTTTTTTTCATAACCTTTTTCCTTGAGATTAATCAGCAACTACAAAAAGCCCCACGAGTGAGAGTGAGGTGATATGAGCATGGTAGAGGAATAATAAAATTGCCACAGCGTAAGAAAAATACTGTTATAACAGTCAATTGTGCTGTGAAAAATGTGCGTTAACGCTACTTTCGCGATGGTTGTTTCATGAAGAAAATCAGGCTGGCTTGAAACTGGCATAAGTTACTGATTTTAAATGGCACGCCCTGTAGGATTCGAACCTACGACCTACGGCTTAGAAGAACGTAGAGTACTATTTAACGCACTGTAATATCATTGGTTTTTCCGCGCTCGCAACGCGTTTGTGTCATTACGTGTCATTACATGCTGTCGTATTTCCTTCTGATTCATCCATGCATGACACAACTGTGACACAGAGAATGCATAGCCATGCCTCATGGTATAGCTGTGTAGTTTCCTTCACATCACCGGGCAATCATCAAACTCACCTGTCCGCGCATCGTTGATGATGTACGTGATGACTCCAAATATTGGTAGCGCCCCGCTGATACCCTCGTCGTTACTAGGCAGCCTCTCCTTTCTCCCGTTCGCCACATTCTCAAGATGCGGCTGCGGATATGTGCGATATCTCTTTACTTTAAACTCACCGTTGCAGTCACAGATAAGCAGCGAGCCGTCACACGGCTTAAGCGACGAATCAATCACAAGCAGCGCATCCTTCATGATACCGCAGCGGTAGATAGTCTCACCCGCCCGCATGTAGTACGTAGCGGCTGGTTTCTGGATAAGCGCTTCATCAAGTGACAGACGACTTTCAACGTAATCAGCAGCAGGGCTCGGGAATCCCATGATACATCTCCGATAGTTACTGTATATACATACAGTAGTATCGATCGGCGGTATCGATCAATCACTTTTACAGTGATACTATGCTTGCCGTTAATCCGAAAACTCAGAAATGTTTATAAAATGGTTGATTTTCTTGTACGTTTTGCTGCCTTAATCTCGCTTTGCGGTCTTGTTACTGGTTACAGCGCAGATAACTTCTCGCTTCAAATTGCTGAGGTGGTGATGCTATTCATATGGTTATTCTCAGACATGCATCATTTGAAGAAATTGGCAATGAAAATCAAAGAATATTTTAAGGGTTAAAGGCTTATGCTTCGCATTTTTGGCAAGTATGTTTCAGTTGGTGTGGTGAATACGGCGTTGCACTGGCTATGTTTCGGAGGGCTAATCCATTTCTTTGGCGCTACACAGACCGTAGCGAACATCATAGCCTTCTGTATCGCTGTAACATTCAGTTTTTTCGTAAACGCAAAATGGACCTTCAAATCCCAGGCTACTTCTGTGCGTTATTTTGCGTTCGTCGCCTTCATGGGCTCAATGGCTGGAATAACTGGATATATCGCTGACGTTACCGGTGCTCCGGCTATTATTACTCTCATCGTCTTTTCCGGCTTTAGTCTTGTGGCCGGTTTCATCTATTCAAAGTTCATTGTCTTTAGGGATGCGAAATGAAAATTTCTCTGGTCGTTCCGGTGTTTAATGAAGAGGAAGCGATTCCAATCTTCTATAAAACTGTGCGGGAATTTGAAGAGCTAAGACAGCATGAAGTCGAGATTGTCTTTATTAATGACGGCAGTAAAGATGCAACAGAATCAATCATAAACGCGCTTGCTGTGGCCGATCCGCTTGTCGTTCCTCTTTCCTTCACCCGCAATTTCGGTAAAGAGCCTGCGCTGTTCGCCGGTCTTGACCACGCTACAGGTGAAGCAGTTATCCCGATTGACGTTGATCTGCAGGACCCGATTGAAGTCATTCCTCATCTCATCGGGAAATGGCAGGCCGGCGCGGATATGGTTCTTGCTAAGAGAACAGACCGCTCTACGGATGGACGACTCAAACGCAAGACCGCAGAGTGGTTCTATAAGCTGCACAACAAAATCAGCAATCCGCAGATCGAGGAAAACGTTGGCGACTTCCGCCTGATGTCCCGGGATGTGGTTGAAAACATCAAGCTAATGCCAGAACGCAACCTTTTCATGAAAGGCGTCTTGAGCTGGGTTGGTGGCCGCACTGATGTTGTTGAGTATGCTCGCGCAGAGCGAGTTGCCGGGGATTCTAAGTTTAATGGCTGGAAACTGTGGAACCTTGCACTTGAAGGTATCACAAGTTTCTCTACGTTCCCGTTGCGCATGTGGACTTATATCGGGTTGTTCGTTGCTGGCCTGGCCTTCATCTATGGCGCATGGATGATCGTCGACACGTTAGCATTCGGCAACCCGGTTCGCGGCTATCCATCAATGCTGGTCTCAATACTTTTCCTTGGCGGAGTTCAGTTGATAGGTATAGGTGTGCTTGGGGAGTATATCGGCAGGATTTATGTTGAAGTTAAGGGAAGACCGCGATACATCATCAAAAATGATGAACCAACAAACAAGTCTTAAGGTGTTAAAATGCTTCGTTTCAATTTAGACAAAAAGCTTTTTTCAATGATATTGCTTATGTCATTGATATTCTTCTTACCAATTATCTTATCAAGTCACTATTACGTTGATGATTTGGGTCGTTCTATTTACGGATATTCAAAGTGGTCTGAGAACGGCAGGCCTCTTGCTGATCTTTTATTCCTATCTTTGAGCTTTGGGCCTCAGTTGCCAGACATATCTCCACTACCGCAATTGCTTGCCTTGGGCATCTTATCGCTGAGTGTTTACTTTTCTGCAAGAGCATTTCTCACTGAATTTGATGGGTACGTTGCTGCCATCATTTCAATGGTTGCAATTTCAAGTCCATTCTTGTTGGAAAATATATCATATAAATACGATGCTTTCCCAATGTCGATATCCGTGTTGTGTGCAATAATTCCTTTTGCATTCAAATCGGTAGAATTTAAAAAACAATTTCTATATTGCTTCACTTCTGTAATTTTAATTTTGTGCATCTATCAGGCATCAATTAACATATATATAATATTCGCTATTCTATACGTATTAAATCTATTCAGATTAGGCGAAACTCGCAATGGATTGTTATCAATAGTAGCATCCATTGGCGGATTAGGTATTAGTTATCTTATATATTCAACTTTCATTTCACCATATTTTTTAGTTGGCAGTTATAATTTAAGGCATAGTGAACTTGCAACTTCAGGAATAAATGATGCCTTAACGGTTATATCACGCAATATTAACGAATTTGGAAAATTATTAAGTCCTGTTGTTACCACACCATTTATAATATTTTGTGTAGTGGTGTTAACATTATCTTTAATTGCGTTAATAAAGATCTCGCTTGTTAAATGCAGTTACTCTAAGCCTGAGAAAATAATGAAGCTTTTTGTCATTGTATTTTCTCCATTGGCAGTTTTGTGCATGATAACTGGCCCTATGATGCTCCTGAGGGACCCAGTACTATCTCCCAGGGTTCTAATGGCATTTGGAACTGCATGTTTCTTCTTTGCGGTACTTTCTACTTGGGGCTTCTCTCGCACAAAGCTTTATAAATCATTATGCGGGATTTTGTTTACAGTCTACGCCCTATACTCCTTGGGGGTTTCCTATGCTTACGCGAACTCACTCAACAATCAAGAAAAGTATGAGAATGCGATAATTCAATTAATGATGTCTGACTTAAACGGCCTTGGATTAAGCAGTTATGAATTTATTGCTTTCAAAGGTGGGGTGCCGTTGTCACCAGAAGTTCGGATGGCGGCCAAAAAATATCCAGTCATTTCAAAACTTATACAACCAACAATAAATAATCAATGGGTGTGGGGCCACACGCAAATGATGCATTTCGATTTGGATAAAAAATTTCAAAGCTTTGATTACCACATGTCGCTTAAATCGAGTTTATGCACATTTGAAAATGTCAGAAACTCTAACAACTATAACATTTTAATTGATAAAAAAAGCTCAACTGTTGTATTTGATTTCACGAAGACAGAGTGTAAATAGATTTTGAAGCCCCCCCCCTCCCCAGCATCTGGAGGGGGGGTATATTTATATACTGCTTGTATAAGTAGCAGCAGTATACATATGCTTCCAGACCTTGCTTTGAACAGTTACCATACCAATGCCACAAGACAGTGATGCGTTAGAGTTATAGCATCCCGAGTTATCTACAGATGTTAGCTTAGTAAGGTCGCATGCAATGTTATGCAAACCTCTCATAAGACGAATAGTGCCAGAGTTTGAAGTGGCCAAAGTATTCGAGCCATCGGTGTCTACGTCCCCGCTTAAAGTATAGCCCGCTGCGTTAGACGAGAACGGAACAAAGCCTGAGGCCATAGGCGCTTTCACGTTTCTGCAGTAAATTTTTGCCGTGGTTCCTGTCAGGTCAATAACCCCGGCAGAACCGTCGAAAGTGCAGTTGGTAAGATAAATCTCTGGCTGAGTAGCCATCGCCGCCTGCGCAAAAATAGCGGCGAGACCGTTAGTCTGCGTGATGTTAGTAAGATGCATTTTTGAAAGGCTTGTCGTACCGATAGCCCGGTATAATCTGCCCTGTGTGATGCCGGAGGAAATAGCCTGGACGTTGGTCATGAACACCTGTCCAATTACCCCGCGAGTGTTAACTACTGCTGCATTGGCGTTAACAGGCATGATAATGCGGCAATCATTAATAATTAAGGTATCAATAACGGTCGTATTGGCGTTATTTACGGACACAATACCCAATCCATTGCGAGGGCCGTTATTGATTGTTAGCTGGTGTACGGCAGTGCCTACAGAACCGGAGACATTTACAACCGGAGCTGTATCCTTGCGGCTAAAGATATTCTCTAGCACAACGTCATCAAGTTCGACACCATACGTATTTTCTGGTTTTTTATATCCTCTGTCGTCAAACGTGAAAACAGGGAAAGCCCCAGTTCCGCTTAGACCATTACCTGGGATAGCATAAACATCACTTACATGAAGGAAATTAACATGCGTATAGTCAAGCCCATTGGTGTCTGCGTTGCAGCGCATCACGGAATCCCTTGTGTTGCCGTACAATCCGGCTATTTTGATGCGCACAAAGTTGCCGGACCCGTTACCGCCGCAGGTGACCAGCGTGGTAGTGCTTGTACCCTCATCGTTAACGCCACTCAATGAATACAGCCCGGCCACGTCAACGTTCGAGAAGTCGCCTGCTTCACTGATATCGTATGACGGGTAGTCACCAATGGTCATGGCGAACATGTCGTCGCCCGTGATACCTGAGAGGTTGCGGATGTACACGTTTTGACATGGGTTTTGTAAGTGCAGCCCATCCGAGATGGTGTTGAAACGCAGGCCGTCTACATGCAGGTTCTGGATTTTAGCTATCAGCCAGCAGTATTTACGCGCGTTACGAACAAGAATTCCACCACCGATACGTAACGTGGTTACGTTTTTGAATACTGAAGCCATGCTCCCGGTGCCGTTAAATCCTTTTGCCAGGCCATTAAAATCAATGGTACCCGGCCCCCAAACTTCAATGAAGTCGTCTGCTGTTCCCGCACCGGCGTTAACGGCGTAGCTGTAATTCTGAAGAATATTGCCGTTGTAACTATCAACAGCTTTAAGAATAACACCTGCGCCAATCCATAATCGCGTACCTGAGCGCAACACCCAAGCACGATCTGTAAGATATGTACCAGGCTTCTCGAAACGAATATCCCCTCCCGCGGCAAACATAGCATCCAGACCTGTACCGATTACGTTTGTAGTGCTGGGCTCAATCCCATACATCTGCGGAGTTCTGTATTGGATGGCAGATCCGACAGTGCCAGCAGGATAGACAGAGCCAACCGAAATCCCCACCATCCCAGCACCACTCGAAGCGGCCAAAGCAGATCGCAATGACGCATCACCCACACCAAGCCACGCTCCAGGCGCAATACCACCAGTGCTGGCTGGGGTTGAGTTTTCCGGAACAACTTTCGGTCCGGAAGCAAACGAACCAGTCCATTTGTAATATTCGCCGTCGGCGGTGTTCAGCAGCACCTCATTCGGGTTGTTGATTGTCGCGCCGGTGGTGAAAGTTTTCCCTGTAAGAATTACGTAACCGTAGGCGGCCATTGCCTGCTGGGAAAGATAGTTGATGCCCTCAATGGTGTAGTGCTTCTGACCAAAGCGATCGGTATAGGTCCACCCCATCGATGTGACGAACTCGTCAATTTTCCCTGCGTTGAATTTAAGGTCGCGAGGAGATTCACTTGGTACTGCGTCTTGAGTTGGTTGCGTAGCCATATTGATTCCATTAAAAAACCCGGCACGATGACCGGGTCGGTTGGTCGGGGACGGTTCTTATTGGTAGATAGCGTCGCTGTATTCAGCGACGGTCAGAGATACCGTGTTATCTGAGTTAGGTTTGATGCTGTTGACCGTCCATAGCTGACTGTCCAGCTCCTCCACTGTCGCGATGAGATAGCGCGACGGGAGCTGCACAGTGTCTCCGTTCCAGATATTGAGCTGAATGTTGGGGATAGCCGCGGTGAATCCGTACTTCGTGTCGCTACGGGCCGTCGCCGGATAGCGCAGCGTCGGGTTACCAAGGCTGTCTGTCACCAGCACATACATCGAGCCGGTAAACGTGATCGGCTCGCTTGTATCAAAGTTATTCCCGGCGCGGCCGGTTATGTAACCCTGCTGCTGATTGCTGTCGTAGATGTCCGGCATCTGAATAACGCTTCCGACCTGGATAATGCCGTCTTCGAACACTTTGGCGTTCATCTTCACGCGCGAGTAGATCAGGCGTTTGGTTTCGCGTAATGCGCGCTCACGGGCCTGGTACTCGTTACGGAAGCCGACTATCTCCAGCTTGTTCGGGTTCTCCGCTTCCTGCTCGACGATAGCGCCGTTCAGCACGCGGTAGTTGATGTACGTCTTATTGTTCGTGGTAGGGTGGACGTAGGACACCTGTACGCCGTCGTAGCCGCCAGGAAGCGTGGCCTCGTATGTCATTTTGTACTCGTCAGTTTTCATGTTGGCCCGGTTGAATACGGCCGCCGGGTAGTCAACTTTCTGATCACGGGTAAACGTCAGCACGCCGTCATCCCAGTACGCCACAACCGACGCCGCATTGCAGATCGCCTGCACGCGGTCGCCAAGTGAGTCGTTCTCGTCGTCAAATGTGTAATCGAAGTAGCCCAGGCGCTCGTCAGGCAGACTTTCTGCGATAGAGTACAGCCCGTACAGGTCAATGCTGCTTACCGGCTGTTCGCCCATAATCAACCAGGTATGCGCCACCGCATCTGCGAACGACCGCGATGGCCTCAGCGTATAGTCAACCGTCTGCGCGTCCAGGTCGTACGTGATGGTATGGCGGGTCACCAGCGCGTTGTATTTGCGCTCGCGGCTCCCCAATGCGTTCTCAGTCGCCCTCACCTTCACTCGTACCAGCGTGTCGGTCGGGTGAACGACATTCGTACGGATGTTGATGCTGTGGATCTCTTCGACCTTCAGCAGGGAAGCATCACCAGAGTTATCCGTTCGCTGAAAACTGACCGCATACTTCCCGAAGCCACCGGTCGGCGTGATTTTGTCGGTGCGGTAGAAGACTTCACTCGTCGACTGGTGCGGCGTCGTCTGTCGGTACGTAAACGTCTGCTGAGTTCCCGGGACCTGGTTGTAGTCGTCGTCGATTTTCCAGATGACAACCTTCCAGTTGGTCTCTTTCTTCCCGCCGAGGCTGGACTGGGTATGCAGCCACAGCTGAGTTGACTCGACAGGGGAGAAGAACGGGCCAACCACCAGGGCTTCGTTATCGTTGAGGATGAATTTCGTGGTGTTGATCGTGGCATTCGCCGGGATGTCCTGCGGCCCCTCCAGCTGGTTCATCGTAAACGTGTACCAGCGCACCGGGTCAACAATCGCGCCGTCGTTTGTTTCAACGGCGGAGATCAGCGTGCCGGAGAATGTTGCATCGGTAGTAACGTTGCCGGAGGCGGTGCTGTACGTCACGTTGATGGTGAAGGTAACCGCGTGCGGCAGAACCAGCCCCATGAAATAGTCGAACTCAGCCTGCTTAACGATTTTCATCGCTATCTGGCCGCCGGAATACGTTCCGCTGACAACCGTGTTTGCCGTTGCTGTTTCGATCGGAAAATCGCTGGCTTCGTTCTGCCCTGGGACCTCCTGACCGTCAACGTCATCGAACCCGTATCCCTCGACGATCTGCGGGATTACTTCGCCAGGCTGGAAGAACTGGAATTCAGCGCCTGCCAGTGAACCGAGGCTGGATTCTGAGTAACGCACGGACTCGTAATCGTATTTTCCAATACCAATGCACATCCACTCTGTGACGAACTTCAGGCCGCCATCCGTAGACGTCTGGTGCACGTATTCAAATACCGATTCCTGAATCAGGTCAGGGTACGAACGGATCTGACCGTAGATGTCCGGCTTGGCCTTGTAAACTCGCGCGATATTTGTCTGACCGGTCAGGCTATTGTTGGGTGAGTCGACTGTATTGCCGCCGCTGTTCGCGATAGCCGGTTTCGGCGCCAGGAACGAAAAGACCTGGCCAACCACTTTGAATATCGGGCTCAGGATGTCGCCGACAATGCCCTTTGGCTGGTCGAATATCTGGATGTGGTCCAGCTCGCTCAGCTCAAACGCCAGCTCATCATCGTCACCCAGCTTTACGCCATTGCGGACAATCAGCAGGTCACGGTGGAAAGTAGCGTCATTGGCCGCCAGCCAGTCATAAAAAAGGGTGCCGTTTGGCACCCTACAACGCAGCTTAGGCGTTCCTGGAAAATTCGATATCTCAACCAGCGCCATATTCGAAAAACTCCACTTTGGTGAATGCCCGCTGAATGACCAGCAACGAGTCCATGCGCACGCTTCCGTTCTCTCCACGCGAGTGCAGCGCCTGCCGGTTCAGTACCAGGCCAACGTGCGCCGGTTGCGCGCCGCGGTACCCGACAAATATCCCCCCGTCGACCGGTTTATCGACCTTGCGCCAGAAAACGACGTCTCCCTGATAGCAGGTGAAGAAATCCTCCCCGGCTTCGTAACCCGGCGTCTGGTGCAGCTCAATGTCGAGCACATGTCGGTAATACAGCACAACCAGCCCCCAGCAATCAGTCTTTTCGAATGAGCAGGCGCGGTTAGACCACGGCACGCCGATCATCCTGCTGATAAAATCAGAGGTACTGAAGCCCCGTGTATTCGACTGGATCATATGGTTGGCCAATGTTGTTATTTAGCGGGTTTGTCATTGATAAAGTAACTGATGCGTTATCTGAAACAACATCGACAGTTTTTACAAATAATGTCCAATTCTTCATTGGCGTAGAGGTATCAACTCTATCGAAAACCTGACGAGTTGCCGTGATAGGCGACAGCCTGGAAACACCACTCCACTTCTTCATCAGCGTTTTGATATCTGAAGACAGTCGCCCAAGCTTCACCGTTGCGTCGATTACTGGAGTTCCGCTCTGCTGGCTCTCTTCGATTTCAAACCGCGCAGGCGTGTACGTCTGGCCGCCAAGCGTCTTCGGGAAGAACTGTTTGTCGACGAGGCGGACGTAACCAAAGGAGGGGTGATAGAACGTGATGGTGTTGTAACAGCCGCTAATCGGGCGCTTCTGATTATATTCACGATATGAAGGCATCAGGGAACCCTCGGAAGACTTTCTGGATCGCGTCCGTCCGGATAGCCAGTCACCACGATATCAAGCACTGAAGGCCACGGCGGCGGCAGCTCAACAATTACGTCGTCAAACTCGTCGTCAGCGTTGTACAGATGGTTGGCAATAACGGTTCCTGTCCATGTCACCACCCCGCCGTCGATACTGGTTTGCACCGGCATCTGCGTGAAGTGAAGCTCTTGCAACTGGAGACCACTGCCGCCAAGATTGATATTCATCCGGAACCAGTTCAGGCCCCGGTTGAGATAGTTCGGGCTGCGTAGCCACTGCTGGAAAGCGCGCTCCTGCGCCAGAGTGAAGATCCACGTCAGTGACCAGGTTGCTTTCAGGTCGTCAGTAAGGTTCTGGAAGATAGCCGGGCCGACCGCTGGCTGATCGGTCTGGAACCCGGTATCGAGCGTCATGTTTTTGCTGGCCTTCTGCGCCAGCGGTAGCCAGTCGGGATAGTCGATAATTGGCATCTAAGCTCCAGGCATTAAAAAACCCGCCGAAGCGGGTTTGATTATTCAACGGATCGTGGACCAGGCGGTGCTTCGTAAACATTGATTTTAATGTCAACGATATCCCCATGATTAATAAATTCCAGATCCTCTCCAGCAGGAGCAATGCCTTTAATTGTAGAGCCATCCTTTAGAGTAAAGACAAACTCTACTGCCCTGTTTGGATAAAGCTTATGAGGCTTGCCTATCTCTGTTGGTATTGATTTCACATCGTTTGGCTCAATAACCACACATATCTCCTTATAACTGACCTCGAGGTGTTCTTTTCGCAGTTGTATTGCCAGTGATAGCCTGCGATATAGGACCTCCATTATTCAAGTCAGCAATAATGGCATCCACGGTTATTGTACCATCTCCGTTGTTCGTAGCTTGAGCGTCAAATGTGGCACTCGTCATATTCTGAACGTTGATTATGACGTTCACACCGCCCCCTGAGGTCATATCCTTGTTACTGATCACCTTGCCGTTGTCGCCTGGTATCATGTACTGCTTACCGGTACTGGCCTGGTAAATCTCCGGCTTCCCTCGCTCACCGACCTGATAAAGACCTCCTGCATTCACCGGGCCGCCATTGTAACGCATACCGGTTAAAGCAAGGCCCTGTGCCAGGCCTACCGTTGAAGCAATTCCTGTCATGGCAGGGACTGAGTTTGCCCCAAATGAAGCGAGACTCGCCATGGCGGCGGCAGGAGCCCAAGCTGTAGCCAAGATTGCAGCCTGAGATGCTCCAGCAGCAGTAGCCGCTGCGCCCAATGTCTGCCCTATAATGAAGTTTTTGAGGGCCTCAACTCCAACCTGGACTAGCGCATTTACCACGCTGTTCAGCATCGTATTCCCGAGCGAACGCATAGCATCCTGCGCTGACATCGTTCCGGTGATCAGCCCGGTTAACGCATTGGATGCATTGCCTGAAAACGCATCTACTGCACTTGTCAGCATGCTGTACCCCAGACTCTGCTGGCTAAGAAGCTCCCATTGTGCAGCGGTTCTTTGCTGCTCATACTGCGTATCGGCAGCATTTTTAAGGGCTAATGCATTCTGGTGAGCTAATAACCCCTGCTGCTCGAACTGTTGGATAAGGGCCAGTTGCTGTGCATGCTGATTAGCTAATTGCTGCACTGGATCAACCTGTGCAACTGCCTCTTGCTGTGGCGTCACCGCCTGCTGCGCGCGGATTTTTGCGAGGTTTGCCTGGTGAGTTGCCTCCAGTCTCTCAGATGTCTGATTGAACTGCTCCTGACTGATTTTCTTAGCAGCCAGAGCGGTATTCAGATCCTGAACATCCTGCTTATAGCTTGCGTTTTCACGCGCTTCTGGCAGGAGCTTCTCGGCTGCGGCCTGTGCTTTGAGCGCATTGGCCGTATCCCATTTTGCCGCCGCGTACTGACCCGCCAGCGCGAGCTGTTCTTTTGTGGCTCCTTTTCCGAGAGACTGCTGCGCATTCAGAATCGCCTGCTCGCGACTCAGCTTATTTGTTGAGTCAGCGGCAAGCTCCGATTGCTGCTTGAGATTAGCCAGCTTCTGAGCGATAGACTCCGCCTGAGACGCTCCTTTCTTCTGTTCGGATTTGAGGGCCTTCTGCGCCTCTGTATTTTTGTAAGTGGCAGCAGCATCATCTTCCATCTGCTTAGCGTGCGGATCATCCTTAGCAAACCCGGCATCTTCGGCGGCGTATTGGGCCTGCAGGCGGGCGCGAGCCTCACCCTGGAGCTTCGATAGTGCCAGGTTGCGCTCGGACTGTTTAATCAGGTTCTTCTGCCCGGCGGTAAGATTGTCGACCTCCTTTTTCATGCCAGATATTGCAATCTGTGCCAATCCAGCTTTTTCAACTAAATCAGTTAGTGGTATGAGGAACTTTTGTAATGCCTCTCTACCTGAATCCGTTGATGAGGTTGTGTTCTGTAGTTCCAGCACCAGTTTTTGGAATGCTTCTGGAGACTTATTATTTGCAACCTCAGATAATTGCTTGCTCAGTTCAAAAGCTTTCTGCTCGGAGATTCCAAATTTATCCGCAAGCGTGGTTACGGTGTTCTGGATCGCGTTAGCGTTAACGGTGAATTTCGCCCCGGCGTCCCTTGCTTGCTCCATGGCTGCCGAGTAGTTGTCAGCTGTTGCCCCGACTGTAGAAAGGTTTTTGTTGAATTCATCGATGGAGGCAATACCACCAACGAAAGAAGTCTTCAACTTGTCGGTGAATCCAACGATAGAACTGGAAGCATCATTGATGGATTTAGGGATCTTCGCTATGGCAGCGTTGTACTCAATCATTGCCTGATTTCTCAGGATGGTTGCTGCCTCGGCGTTTGTTCTTGCCAGGTTCGCGTACTTATCAGACAGAGCGGCCACGCCATTTTGGGAAATGGTGATCACCTTATCCATCGCTTCGGCTGCATCTTTCAGCGCGTCCATGGCGTTCTTTCCACCATTAAGCGATGTAATCAGCACGCCAGCGATGACAGAGCTCAGCGCGATCACTGCGCCAACTACCGCGCCGCCTGGACCAAACGCGCCAGCGAGTTGCGAGCCCTGCTGGGCGAATGCTACCAATGCTGACTGACCGCCCTGGACTTGTACGATAAAGTCCTGCACCTGGTAACCGGCCTGCTGCATGCTGGACTTCCAGCCTTTATTGCTGCCCATCGAAGTATCAGCAGCACCTTTCATGTCGAAGAGCCGCCCGGTCAACTCGCCGATCTTCTGCTTCTCTTCGTCTGTCGCTTTCGACCCGGCGCGGAGCTGTGCAGCAAGAACAGCCGCACTGCGCGCGCCGTTCTCCTGCGCTTCATCCAGCACAGCCAGCTGGTTACCCAGCGCCTCGATGATTGATTCCGCGCGATTAAACTCACTGTTAGCGCCGCCGGTCCCGCTGCGGGCCTCTTCCATAGCGCGGGCGATGCCGCTCACGTTGGTATTCAGCTTGCGCAGCTGGTTATCCATCGAGTTGGCATACCCGGCCAGTTCAGTAAACGCGGACCCGGTTTGGGATGCGCTCTGATCGAGGTTATCCATTCCCTTTCCGGACTGCTGGGCTGCAGCATCCAGTTTATCCAGAGCATCAATGGCCTGTTTCCCGCCCTGCAGCAGCGGCTCAACGTCGGCGCTGATTTCATAAACGATGCTACCGGCGTTCTTCTCACCTGCCATCGGTTTCTCCAGATAGATATTCGTTACTTAGATATTGTTTTATCCATAATTTTCAATGATATTTGAATAGCCACCGCATTGATTTCGCGGACCTGCTCTCGAATGGATGACTAAAATGCAAACGAAACTTATTGCCGAATTAAAGAAAATCGAACATGGAATCAAGAAAAATGCTGGGAAGAAAATTCCATATTCCCACCCTGCATACGATCAATTAATTGAGGACTTTTCAGCTCAAGATAAGATATTCAAAGATGTTGATCCAAATGATGTTGATTACCAGATTGCTCATGACCTGATCCTCGCTATTGATAATGAGCTTACCGCTTTACATGATAGAGAGCAGATAATGGGCTCCTTTGGAGACAACCTACCAAGCAGGCCACCATTTAAACGTTTATAAGTTTTGATCTATATGCCGCCATTCTTGTCTTGCCCTTTTTGCTCTTCGGGCAAGATAAGCATCTGCTACGGCGTCGTACTCTTCTCTCGTAAAACCTTTCTGGTCCGGGTATTTCGCCGCCAGCAGCATCTGAAATTCGGTCATTGTTAACTGAGAGGCTTCGGCGCGATTCATGCCGAAGTGGCTACGTGCAGCGCTGATGTAGTCGAAGGCCTTAAATTCTGTAGTTCGTTCACCAGTTTCGTGGCGCTGCAACTGGCGGACTTTGGCTTTACCGACGACCCCGTGCTGCATGAGGTGCTGCGCCAGCACGATGATGTCGTTCTTCGGCATCTGGCCCGGGCGGTAGACGACACAATGCCGCCACCCTTTCCATTCACCGATCATTGGCGTCAGGTCGTCCTCACAGCACGCCTGTAGCACAAGCATGCACGTCGATAACAGCTTCTCGGCTGCGCGGCTGAAAGAAGGAGACATCCATTCAGGAAAGCGCCCCAGCGTGCCAGCGCACACCTCAATGAGATGAGCGACATCATTGCCGTGGATGGTGGCGTATGCCTGCACAATCTCTTCCGGAGTGCCGATCCTGGTCATGGCCTCGAATGAAGGTCGCAACAGGTAATCTTTCCCGCCTTCGCAGCTGTCGCTGATAGACAGTTCGCCAATATCGGTTAAAGCAGTCATAGGCCTTCCAGTAAACGGTCATTATCAAGGGCAGCACGCCGCCCTTTGGAATGTCCGTTAGGTAACGGTAACCGTATGCACGGCCACAAAGTTGCCGTCTTCGGTGTTGATGATTATCTGCGCGCTGCCGGTGGCGACGCGCGTCACGGTAACGGTGTTTCCGGAGGCGGTAGCCGTTGCTTTGGTCGCATCGGTAGTCGCTACAGTGAAATCTTTGTTTGTAGCGCCGATTGGTGCGATGTTCACCGTGAAGGTGCTGGTGCCGCCTGCTGTGCCGGTGCTGGTTGCCGGAGTTACCGTTACGCCAGTCACTGCTACAGCAGTCAGTTCGTTCACTTCGATGGTGCTTGCGTCACCGACTTTGAACTCAGTAGAGAACGTGACGATGTCGTTACTGCCTCCGTCTGAACTGAGCGCACTGATATTCATATAACCAACAAACTCTACCGGGCCGTAATCCATTCTTACCCACATTCCAGGCTGACGTTTCGCTTTTAATTCTGTAGCGAAGTAGGTAATGAATTTGCCAATGCCATACTGGTCGAGCTTATCCTTCTTACGAACCTCCCCCTCGAAGCTGATCGTGAAGTCGCTGTTAGTGATGATTGTCTCTACGTAGCCTGCCCCATCATCTGCGTCAGAAGTTACTGAGTTAGGGTTGAAGTCGAACCCTTTAGATGTCCCGGCCGCTAACGCCATCCATTCCGATTCTTCCGGCTTTACATCTGGGCAGCCATCAGCCACTTCGAGCACGACGGCAGCTCCAAATAGCCGCTCATTTGAGTTACTGCAATTAGCCATCTTTGACCTCTTTTAGCCATAAAAAAAGGCCGCCAGATGGCGACCTTGGTTAACGATGTTTGGTCTTATCGACCGTGGTTTTCATGATACCCGAAGCGTTTTTCCGCTTCCTTTCTGACGGCGATTGCCTCTTCTAAGGTGTCGAAACAACCAAGCCACACTCTCTTCCCACCTTCCTGAATAAAGCTTCGATATTTTCCGTTATCGCTTCGGCGACAAACTCCCATGTGCCCAGAAGTATTAGTGGATCTCTTCTTCTGGTTTCTGGAATTGGCGCTAGGCGTGGATTGCACAAGATTAGAGATTCTATTGTCAGTACGAATGCCATTCACGTGGTCAATAACATCCTTTGGGTACTCGCCGTAGTGAATGGCCCACGCTATGCGATGCGCGAAATGAGGACGCTTATTCAGCGTAATCCATACATAGCCTCTCGCCATGACAGATCCAGCAATTTTACCAGCGTATTTTTTATTAAATCCGCCATCAGCTTTGGTGGAGTGTTCGAAATGACTTAACGGCCTTTCTTTCCAAGTTAGCTCACCGGTTTCAGGATCGTAATGAAAACATTCCTGCAGATATTCAACAGGTAGCTCTTTGTCTTTAGCTATTTCCATAATAAACCTCACAGTAGGTTTCACAGATGGAGGTGCGCGGCAACGGAGTCTGTGTTCTCCGCTTTCGACTGGCCGGTCTAGCCGCGCAGTGAAATTATATCACTCTCCATAGGTGCAGGCGAACTGGAGTCGGAAGACTATTCGCCCTTCTTCTGTGAGCACAGGCGCGGGAATTGCGCCCATGTTCTGGATGTAGCCGACGCACTCGTCAGCCATGGGGTTGGCCTGGACGTAATCGACGATGCGCTGCACAGCGTTGAGCGCGTCTTTGCGCTTATCTTTTGCACCTACGACGTCGACCAGGACGTGATACTCAGAGCCGAGGTCAGTCCGAATATTCGACCCGCCGTTAGGCCTGAACACCATGATCGCCTTCGACAGATCTCCCGGGTCGTCGTACATCAGCTGCTGCACTGTAAAGCCGGTAGTTAGCCCAGCGTCGCCGAACATGTTGCGCACCCGCTCGTGCATCATGGGTGTCATAACGAAAGCTCCTTGCGCATCACCGCGTCTATCGCATCACGCTCTTCTTCAAATCCTCTTTTGAGGAATTGAGGCTCCCCATGCGCCCCCCAGTAGGTGCCCTGCTCTTGACCGCCGCCGAACTTCTTGCCTTCTCTGGTGGTACCAAAGTGGGCTCTTGGCTGACCTTTAAGCGTACCGGGCATCTCGTGGACATATGCTGCGTAATTGGCACTATAACCAACGCGACCAGTGATGATATGTCCTTTCATATCAACTTCACTGAATTGGCTGTTAATCAGTGTGGAGGTGTCGATCGGGGTGTAATAGGCAGCCCTTAACCCTCCGACCATCAGAGCCGAACGAACTCCGCGAACAGCTTTAACTCCCTCAATCTCACTTATAATGCGGTTGGTATTCCTCTTTGCTTCGGCTACACCCTTCACTTTGATGCCCATGGCTACACTCCCGTAATTATCGCCCAGTCATCTTCCAGGCCTTCGAGAGTATCGTTCCAGCGCGTCACGTGACGAACCTCATCGGCACCGGCCACGACAGGGTCTGGTTCAGTGCTCAAACCAATCAGGATGTAATCTCCCTCATCAGCTAACGCATACGCAGTAAAGAAGGTGTTTTTTACGACAACCTCTTTACCGATGGAGCCGAGCTTTGCAGACAGGCCGCCGATGTAGTCGCACATGATGGTTTCAGGCGGTTCGTATGGGTCGACAGGATCGCCCCACTCGTCATTACCGCCCGCTCCCTTGCGCCATATCGTGCATGGCTTATTGTATGACCATGAAGCAGTAGACGACATCAGCCCTCCTTACAACTCAAAACAACCGTCACGTTTCCACACTGGCCTTTCAGTTGCTCACTGCGCTTAATGGGATTCGGTGGGATGTAAGAGTCCATGACGACTTCACCAACACGATAAAGTCGGCCGTTTTTCAGTAACCCGCCTCGCTTCATTCTTTCCACCTCAGCACTTTCGCGCCAGTCGCCCGAATGTGCGGACAGTTGATGAACCACTCACCATCCGATTTCACGTAGCCGGTAGTTTCCCGCCCGGTGTCGGTCATCACCCATACGCGGGTAAACGAACGCGGCAGGCCTTGCTTAACTGATTTGTACGTCATCAGCAGCCCCCGACCACCATGAACAGGCCGACACTATTACCAGCGCTGATCGGTAACTCACCGGTGCATCCGCTGGTATCGAGACGGGCCAACGAGTCGCGCAGCCAGGTAATGCTGTCGTCACCATATTCAAACGAGCGGGAAGCGCCAGAAGGCGCACCCTGCGATTTTATGCGGCGCGCGCCGGAGGACGTAGCCATAAGCGCGGCGGCGTACATCAGGATCAGCTTCGCGGTGCATTCGTCGTAACCCGCGCCATCGAGGCACGGGATAATCTTGTTCACCACGCAGATGATCGGCTCCAGCAGAGCGCCCGGAATGGAGTAACCCAATTCACCGAGGAACGCCTGCACGTCTGCCGCTGTGATTGGGTCAGCCATGGTTATTTCGCCTTCTTGATTGCTTCCGCCAGTGCTGCTTCGGCATCGTCGGCGCGTTTTGTTTCTGCTGCCAGTGCGTCAGCATGAGCCTTGTCTTTAGCTTCACCATCGGCGATTAGCTTTTGGTTCTGCTCCAGTGCGTCGGCGAGTTGCTTTTGAAGGGCCGTCAGATCTGTCGCAGGAGCTGAAGGAGTAGCCACTTCGAAGGTAAGCTTCTCGCCTTTCTTCTTGTCGGTCTCCTTCGCCTTGCCAGTGCTGATCCAGCGCTCAGCTGTTGCATCGTCCACATCCACCACTGAACCAACCTCCAGCTTGCGGAGGTTGGCACCGGCGTGCAGGTTGCTTGCCACGATTTCTACCAGTGCCATGATTTATCCTTAGCTTGATGCGTGAATTACGGAGTATTTGTTGTTGATGTCCTGCTTGACCATCAACCCCATTGCACCCCAGGTGCGCCAGATGTAGTCGCTGTTGTACTCAGGACGCGGAGATGCAACGGTACCGATAGCCTGGCCGACGATTGGAGCAATGACGCCAGCAGACAGCGGAACGATGACGATTTCGTTACCTGACAGCTGGCTGTCTTCTTTAATCGCCGCAACGCCGGTCAGCTTCAGGATTTCATCCATGATCGTTCCGGACTGGAAGTTGTCGGAGAAGTAGCGTTCCAGGTTGGAGATGATTTCGCCGGATACATACCAGGTCTGCTCTGCATACTGGTTGTTTACGCGACGCATCTGATCACGAAGCGCGATTGCCCCGGCGCGGATAGCCTGAGACGTTGCTGTGCCAGAGGTGAAATCGATGTTAAGGCCGGAAGCACCAAGGTCGATCTGTGCTACACGCTCATCGTCACGCAGCCCTTTCCAGGTCAGGCCGTCGAATACTGCAAAGTTACCAGCCTTATCGCGGAAGCCGTTGAAAATGTAGTCAACGTAACGACGCTGTACATCTTCTACAGAACCACGCTGAGCATCCGACTGCGACTGCAATGCCTGCGGGCTGTTGAAGATTGGATCACGCCATTCGAACTTAAAGCCCGAGTCGTGAATAGGTACCATGGTGCCATCGAAGGAATAGCTGCGTGCATCCAGCGCCGCACCAACCTGACCGGACATGGAAGTATGAGCCCAGCCGCGGCCGCCGGTACGAGCGTAATCGTAACGAGACTGCTCAATTCGCACGGAGCGAGAGAGCGGCATCAGATCGTTCAGCAGGGTGAATTCGGTATTTGGCTCGAACTGCTGAAGCACAGTTGTGTCGAAAGCGCGATACAGGCGGCGGATATCGTCAACTGCGTTCACCGCGTCGAGATAAGGGGCGTTTTCTGCATCACCACGGAACTGAGTGCGCGCCAGAAAATCAGCTGCTGCCTGAGCACTGGCGTTTCGCTCAAGTTCGAGAGCGCGCCATTGCGCCTGGTTTACCGCGAGGTTACCGGTCTTCTCGCCGATAGACTTGGAGAATACAAACATTCAGTGCTCCTTATTTGAACACAACGCGAATCAGATCGCCCGCCACCGCAGTGACTGCTTTATCTTCTTCGACATAAGCGAATACGGCGGCATCATCTACAACCGCAGTGATCTGACCGTTGGCTACTGCAACCGGCTGGCCTTTGGTGTAAGTGCCCGCTGCTGCTCGCACATTTAGGAACATGCCAGGCAGCGGATGAATACCAACAACCAATTCATTGGCTGGGATTGCGTCATCAACACTCAGGCAGCGCAGGTAGTCTTTGTTTGCCACATACTTGATGGCGGATTCTGCCCCGACCACAGAGGCCGTGAACTTGTCAGCAGTACTGAAGAAGCCAACAGTACCAGGCAGAGTCGATGCGGCCGCCCCGCCTTCGCGGTTAAGCAGCGGATTAGGGAACACGCCGCCGGCGTGGATAATATGCTTTCCGTCTTTAGCCATTTTTTACTCCGGCATTTCGCTGACTGATTGGGTGTTGGTTGCCTGATGGCGGAATGCACCGTTCAGGCCGAAAGATGTCTGGCACTTGGCGTACATGGCGTCGAGCGCCTTACCGTCCAGATCCGCGACTTCGTCGTCGCTCATGTTCATCGCCAGCTTCACAGCCGCGCGCTTTTCGCCTTTCTCTTTATCGGCGTTAGCGCTCAGGCTGTTGAAAACGACGTCCACGCGATCGGCGAGTTTCTGCGCCCACGCTGGCATCTCTTCGTTATTGGTGGCCTGCTCTTTTTTCTTGGGCTTGCCGGTTGCCGGGTCGATTTCTTCGTCGCCATTTTTCTTGGCGGCGGCTTCGTCGGCCTTCATCTGGTTGTATGCGTCCATCAGCTCGGCGTCGGACTTGCCTTCGGTCGGCTTACCAGCGGCTTGCAGCGCATTGATAATCAGTTCTTTCATCGGATCGTTCTCTCCGTTGGTTTTAATCTCGTACTCAGGTTGTTTGCGCACGACTTCTACAGGTTCGCCGACGAATTGGGCCTTGCCGTCATCGTCGATGATGTACTTCTGTTTGAAATAACGGGAATCATCCCGGTATACGAAGGTGTCAGGCCATACCGACTCTGGCCAAAGCCAGTTGTCATCAGATCGACCCTCTCGCAGCTTTTCACTGATTGCGCGCTGGATGTCGTCGAAGGAAAAGTTGGAGGCATTGGTAAAGAAGAATTTGGTTTTGTTGATCAGGCCATCGCGGGTGCAGTCGATTCCGTCAGCCAGGCGGGCAACTTCGATCTGCTGCTCATCACCTTCCGAGTTAACGAAGATGCCCACGCCCTCTTCCGGCGTTCCAGCGCCAGGCTCATCAAGCAGCACCGCCACATGGTCAAACATCATGTTGGTGGCGATCTCGTTGTACTTTTTGCCCTTCGACTCGCCGTTGGCGGCGATACCGGAATACAGCAGGCCTGTCGAGATATGAATCGGGTCGGAGTTGGTACCGGCCAGCATCTCATTCAGGCGGTTAATCAGGCGCTTGCCCTTGTCGCTGGATTCGGCGTACTGGCGGTTAACGTACATGTCGCCCGTCACTTTGCCGTCTTTGTGGCTGACGTTCTGTAACCAGGCCCCGACGTGGTACTCGTTCACCGCCCGGACATCGCGCGCCGACACATGCTTGCCGTCCACTTTTGGGTGGCCCAGCGGCATCGGGTTACGCTCGAGCGTGTTGTAGGCCTTTTCGATTTCTGCTGCCGGGTACAACTTCCGGTTCATCACGATATCGTCCACGACAGGCGTGATGCCGCGAACCACGATATGTGGCTTGCCGTCGATGGTTTCAGTAGTGATGTTTGAGGCGGAGTTGACGACGGTCAGCACGTTAACGCGGTTGCGTTTCATGCTGGGTCCTCGTTAATGGAGTTTGTTTTTACGCGCCTGGCGGAGTTGCTTTTTGGTTGGTTTGGCAGGAAAGAAATGGCATAAGCACACATTCTCAATGCTTCCATTGTCCCACCGCACCTCTAAAGGCTTTGAGTAAACCCAGCCTCGAATCGGGAAATTAAGGTCATAAGCTAATTGCCACATAGCGTCCTCATTGGTGGATTGCAGGCAATAAAAAGGCCGCCTGAGCGACCTCGTTGGTATTCATTAGAGCCCCAATTCTCGGAGCTTATTCAAATTGTGCTCTATCTTGCGCTTGCCGTATTCGCCATGAACCCTTTCACATTCGGCGTTATAGGCAAGGACGGCAATTTTTATATCATCGTAAATCCCAATATACCGCTCTGAGTCCTCGCAGCGAATTCTAGCCATCCATTTGCTTCGTTGTTGATGCCAATACACGCCGATAAAGTTATTCCCAGATGCTAATCCTCCAACCATGTTTCTGTTGTTTTCAGTCATGGTTACATCACGGAGGTTTGCCAATCTGTTATCACTTTTAATGCCATTGATATGGTCGGTGAATTCGCTATCAGTACCGGTAATCATCTTCCATATAACTCTATGAGCCAAATAGCTCACTTTGTTAACGGAGATTTTTACATATCCATCTGGCCTAATGCACCCACAAGGCTTATTTGCATATCGCCCATTCCATGCTGAACATGCGTTCTCTGATTTAAAGTGACTGACTGGCCTTGCATTCCAAAACAACTCGCCAGTATCTGGATTGTAAGAAAAGCATTCACGTAAAAACTCCGCGCTTGGCGCTGGTTTCGAATTCATAACTAATCGCTCCATTAGTTCGCTCATGATGGTGCTGGAAGGTCCTGAGCGCAGGACTTTTCGGGTGGCCGCCCTATCCAGCAGGTATATTTTACCAAATTACTTTTCGGATGACTTCCAATTACTCCGCTCTTTACTTAATTTCTCGGCAAGACCTTCGTTGTAAAGTTTGCCTTCATCGTCAAGCAGGCAAGGGATATTGGCACAGTAACAGTTATAGGCGTTGCCATCCTTCGAATAGAACTCTGCAACCTCATCAGTGGTGTACGTTTTCCCGTGCCTTGCCCCATGAGTCGCCCTGGTGGTCGGTTTAAGTGCGGAAATCCACAATATCGCAGTGTTCAGACCCAGGCGTTCTTTTGCCCAATCAACCTCATTGCGCTGCGCCTGCCTTAAGGCTCCAACTTGCTCCGTTTGAGCTATCGTTTTGGCTTTGGACATACTTACGTCCAGGCGTTTACTAATAACCTGAGCGGTATCCCTTGGCGACACCCCGCGCGCTACTGCATCGGTGATGATGTTGGCTAGGTCTCCGCGGGCTGTATCGCTGATGACCTTCCAGTCACTGAACGTTGTCAGCCTGGCCGCCGCAATGTGGTTCAGATAAGCGGGGCTGCTTAAAAGCTGCTGTAGCGTAGTCTGGCTGGCGTACACCTGTGACTGCTGCGAGAGGTTATTGAACGCCTCCAGCGTGCCACGCTGCGCTTCTGCGACGACATAATCCATCGCCCATAGATTTTGCTCTCCGCCATCCAGCAGGTAATCGTCGAGAATGCCCTGCACCGCCTCAAGTAGGTCTGCCAGTTCCTGCGCTGACATGTCGTAGATGAACTTGCCGGCGTTGACCTGGTAGAGCCGCATGTCAGCGCCGTGGTCGTGGCACAGGAAGCGCCAGTTATGGCTGTTTACCTCTCGCTCTCGCCCAGTCAGGCGCTGGTCAAACAGAGCCTTCAGCGCGCGCTTGATGCCGAGATATCGTTCCTCGATATCCCGGAACATCGCGGTTACCTGCCTTGCCGATCGGGTCGGGTCAACCTTGCTGCGCGGAACTACCGGTGTCCCGACTTTCGTCTTTTGCTCCGGTGTCATCGGAAAGAGGATCATCGGTCGTTACCTTATTTTTGGGGTCAGGCGGCTTAACATCTTCACGCGGCTCAAGTTCTCCCGCTTCCCTGACCTCGTTCTCATCAACAGCCGGTGTGCCGTAGGCTTGCTGGGTATCCTTCGCCACCGCAGCCATTTCCTTCATGTTGGCAATCTTCTCTTTCTCACTTGGAGCGAGTAGATCGGACCAGGTTAACGTGATTTCGCCAGATTTAGGTGGCTCGATAACCTCCACAGTCCAAAGCCGTTCTATAACTGCACTTGCCCGGTCAGTCTGGAACCCGTTGCGGCGACCATTACAGCGCTTGGCAAAGTCGTTTTTGTCCTGATCTGAAGCAAGCCTTCCCGTCTGCTGACCAAACAAGATGGTGAATGGCATCTGAACTGAAGATGAAAACTGGTTAGCTGACACTGTCCACGTTGGACTCGGATCGGCAGCGGCAACGGAAAGCACTTTAGCCTCTCCGTCCTGCGTCACCAGGGCCGAATCTGTACCAGAGTTAAGTTTCTGGATAGCAGCGTTTAAAGCGTCAGCCAGCCCTGAATAACCAGCTTTCTTGGCATCCTCCATGATTTTGTCAATCTTGGTGTCTTTCGACATGTTAATGCCGAGCTGCCTGCTGGCGTTTTTCAGGAACCCCTCAGCGCTGCCGCCGGAGGTTTTAGCCATATCCAGCAGGTCGTTATAGCCTGCACGCAAGAAAGGGATTCCAGCCAGTGAGGATTCATCTTCTGAGCCCTCGCAGAAAATGATGATGCGCTCAGGATGAATTTTGATGGAGCGCATGGGACCAACAATACTGCCGTTGTCCCATACGGGTTGTTCCTGGAAATAATAAAACTTCGGCATGGCGTAATCAGGGGACTTCTGATCCTGCTCTAATTCACCCGGCTTAACCTGCGACTCCCATGCAGGAATCATCTTCACTAAGCCGCGTTCGCGTGAGTTACGCATCACTTCACGATTAACTGGCTCATCCCAATTACGGCTATCGGCAAACTGAAGAATGAGAGCTGAGTAGTGACCGACAAGGTTACGTCTATCCGCGTCCTTCACCTTCGCCCAGTATTTCTTCATGAGCTTGGTGACTTTCTTTTCCCATGGCGTCGATTTTTTGGACTTCTTCGTCTCGTCACCATCCACGATTACAGGATTATCAGACCAACATGCATCCAGTAGCTTATGAACAGCGCCGAACGCGGCTCCATTACGCTCATACATGTTGTAGAAGTGGTCAAAGTCGAGGCGCTCAGGATAGCCAAATTCACACCACAGATGATGTCGCTTGGTGTTGCCTGATTTAGTGAAGCCGGCCGCATAAAGCTGTCGAGATCGCGATACCTCGTTGAGGCTATTCACAATCAGCCCAGCGAGGACTTGCATTTCTGTATCGTTACTCACTGAGTTGTCCTTATGTGAAGAATATCGCCCCTGAACGGCGAGGAGAGTGCAGCACGCGGTAACGGGTTGCATCCCAGTCGTGGTCTTCCTGCTGGGTATCTACGTCATCTGGGTTTTTGCTGTCGCGAACCAGCACGGGTATGCGGCTAATCCATCCGCGGCAATGCTCAAACACGTAAAAGGCAGGCTTCTCAGGTATGCCAGATTCCAGCTTCTTACCTTCAACTACAGCCTCAAGCATGTCAGCGAATACCGAGGCCCCGTTTACTCGCGAGCCAGGCTTCTTATTGGCTTCAAGCCATTCGACATCCTGACTTTCCATTTTCTGGCCGATCGACAACTCATCGTCACCGGTATTGAAAATGGCGCTATCAGCCGGTCCAGGGATAACTTCCGAGCATATTCCCGGAACAATGTTCAACTGGCCCTGCGTAACACCGTCTATTTGAATCTCTTCCGGCTCGTCGACGTCTTCGCCCACCAGCCGCTTGTCAATCCACGCCACGCCTTTCGCGACGTTGGTGGATGACATATTCAGGCCTTTGTTCAGCTCATCAGGCGGGCAGCCATACCATTCTCCGATCAGGATTAACGTCCCTGCCGGCGGGCAGAACTGCCGACCATCAGGCAGTTCGGCGGCAGTGCCATCAGCCTGAGCCCACCACAGATTTGAGAACGGCTTCGACTCACCCCAGTCATGGGAGCGGTCAACTGTCCAACTATCCGGTATGCGGAATGGCTTAATGACGTGCAGCGATTCATTCCACAGGTGGTCGAATCGCCCGCCACTGGTCACATCCCAGGAGCCCTCTACCCACGCTTTGCGTCGGTTAGGGTCTTTAATAGCCATCAGGGTCGCAATGTACTGCGGGTCGAGGTAAGGGTTCTCTTTGAACGATCCGTGGATGGCCACGCGAGTAAGCGTGATTTCCTCTTCTCGCTCAGTCTGGGGGTTGAATACCATTTGCCTGTCACGCTGCACGGTTCCACGCGGAGCCGGCTCAATGAAGCGCTTCTTCACCCAGGTATGCCCGATGCCAAACGGGTTGGTAGTGCTGAACGTCTCCAGCGGGATTGGCTTCAGTAACTTGCCATTATCCAGCGGGTAGTTCTCCGGCCTGAACGATGAGCGTCGGCAGGAGAACATCATTTCGTAGAACTCTGGGGACTGCTGTTTCGTCAGCTCGTTAAAGCCAATGAACGGGAATTCTTGCCCGTGGAAATCCCAGTAGTCGTCCGCCTCTTTGCCGAAGCGGAAGAGCAGCTCCTCGCCAGTAGGCCATACCCATCGCAATTCGCTCGCAGATGACAGATAGCGTGCACCGTCGTTGAACAGGCGAAACATACGCTTCGACTGAGTAATGATGTCGGCAAGGTTCTTATATTCGGTGTCGAAAATGACGCCGCGCCAGAACGAGCCATAACCCACGCCGACATTACGCCTGAACCTGGCTAACTGCGCAGCGGTCTTGCCTGGTCCGCGAGTACCCTCGAACAGGATTTCGTTACATGGGCAACTCAGCGCCAGAGACTGCGATCCAGGCAGTGGCTTCCATACAGCTTTGTAATTCATCCACCGAGCACCCCGTCCTGTTGTTTCTGCGCTGCCGCCTCCCAGTCATCCACGTTGTCACTGGTTGGCACCAGCATGACGTTATGGGTGACCTCTTTCGTTTCAGCCTTATTCTCGATGCTGTATGCCTCACGCTCGAGGCCGATCAGCGTCTTCAGGCTGTCGCTCAGGTCTTTCATGGATTTAACGCGGGAAGGCAGGCTGATCACTTTCTGATAAATTTCATTGAGCCGGTCCCGCCCTTTATCGTCGGGGTCAAACATGATGTCGCCCAACTGCTCGAGCGCTCTTACATCTGCGCACTGCGCACCAAGTTCATCGAATAGCGTGTTGGTCAGTTCACGAGCCCGGCGGATGTCTCCCCGGTGCTCCATGCGTACCGTGGCAATTACCTCGGCAGTCGCCTCTATCAGTACGCGTTCGGTCAAAGTGCTTTCGTTGCGTACCTGTTTGCGTACCTCCTGTTTGCGTACCAGATCATCAGCCTTTTGCTGAATCTTCGCATTGAGGTCACGCGACCAGTCGTCACGCTTGGCGCGCTTACGGATAGCGCCTTCGCTGATACCGTGTTGTGATGCTATTTCTCGGAGGGACATCACTCCGGCCCGGTACGCCGTCTCGATGGCCTCCCAGTCCGGTTTTGCCATTATTCACTCCAATAAAAAAAGCCACCAGCGAGTGCCAGTGGCTTGAATGTGGTAATCAGAAATGGGTTCGAACCGTTGGGACAAACAATATTAAGCGCTCACCCGCTGGATTAAAGTAGCATCACGCTTCGTCTGGCCGATATGAACTCCTGTATCACTCTACTGACGTATAGAACCAAGCATGCCCCATCCTACTGCTACGCGCCAGTCTCGCTGCTTTCAACCAATTAGAGCATCATAAGCCTCGATAATTTCTTTCCTGCTCACGTATCTGTCGGCTGCCACCAATATGGCCCCACTTTCGCCTTTCAGAAAAGTTGAAAAAAAAATCACCACATCCAAACACCTCACCTCATCATTAGCATACAGATAAAGAATCTTGCTCCGATAACTTCGAATTTTCAGCAACTTAGCAGGCTCATCATCAGCAAAAATCAATAGCTGTGCCATAAAATCTCCTTCTACACATAATTCCTTACAAGAGAAGATTGTTAGTCCCATGAACACTCAATCACATTGACGAATCTTTTGCCTGTGATTTACGTTACCTTTAATAGCCCAAAAGTCTTTTTTAACTCATTCACCTGAATTCAATTCTGAAAGAAGTGAAAATGGCAGCAAACAAATCACCAGGAGTTTAACTTTCTTTAATTAGTTATAGTGTAGAATGCTTAACCCTGTATATAGAGTTCGCTTCTTCGCACTTTTCTTTCAAGTATATGAACCGGGTGGATACTTCACTGTTTGAGCAGTTCGTCACAATGCAGTAACCCTCTACCCATGCCTTTTCATCCTTTTCGGTAAACAAACTTTCGAAAATGGCAGCCCAAGTGCTGTTAGGCATGCGTTCCAGTTCAAAATACTTCATTGTCCCTCCCTCACGAAGGGTTCTGTACTCATCCAATCCTAAGATTTTCATACTGCATCTCACGGTCTTTTTAATGTTATGATTTCTAGCATCATATCCAGGCTTTTCCTACCCCAAAATCCATGGGACTCTGCATTTTATCATCATTAGCAACCAGCAGATGAGCTTTGTAATGGCTTATCCGATCAGCAATTCAGGCTGCGTTACCTGCATGATGTGCTCATGTTCGAGCCTCAGCACGCGTTTTTCCTTCTTCCGTTCGTTCATCAACCGGCTTCCGATCGTGCCTTTCAGCTTTGAGCGCGTTTCTTTAATGGCGAAGCGATGCTGCAATTCTTCACCCATCGCCTTGCGCCGGTTTAGCTGCTCGGCCATCCAGTTGAAGGCATTGATGTAACACTCCTTCACTGCGGCAGCTGTTTTGCCAGTGAATCCCATCACTAGCATCATGCATCCGTCGCGGGTGATGTTATACATAGGCTGAACATCGCCATTTTTATCAATGAAATCAATGGGCGCAAAATTGCGCTGGGTGAAGTCATCGGAGCATTTCAGGTTACGTATGGCACGCAAAACGTCTTTGTGTCGCTTGCCAAAGTAATCCGCCACCTTGAGTGATGTGGTGATTATCTTGTTGTCGAGGGTCGTGACCATTTCGCGGAAGTCGAAGGCCGGAATAACTGACGGATTATTCATAGCGTCTTTACCTTTTAGAAAGTGAGCCTGTCTCACAGAAAAGCCGCCCGAGAGAGGTCGCCACCTATAACGGCTTTTCTCAGGCTCGCTTACTGAAAGGCTCTCGTTTAAATGCGCGTGAGATGCACATAAAAAAGCCCCGCGGATGCGAGGCTGTGAGAACTTGCTACGGTTAAAGTCCAGAGGAGAGACTGTGTCAGAACCTCAGGGATGAGGGCCTATTTGTATACAGGACCATAAGATGGATGGCGAAATTAACGGGCCTGCATAAAAATTTTAATACCTTCTTCTTTTCGTGAACTCATGCATTACATTTAAATTCTCCTTGTAATGATGGCTCTTTTAGCCTCCCTTCCTAAATGTTGGATTTCGGTTCGGAAGGGACCTTTTTATTTCAGGCACTGCTCTTTGATGTAGTTCTGCAGATAGCCGACCTGTTTCGTCACTGTGACGATTCGCTCTCTGAGGGTGAAATAATCCCGTTCAGCGGAGTCAGTAAGTCGGGGGCCGGAAGCATCGCCCATGCCGCCGGCATCGGGCGCTCCATTCGTGGCGCATCTGGCGTTGAGCTGCAGCCGACGCTTGCCAGTAGCAACATCGCGCTCAAGCTGATCGATAGTGGCTTTGGCATCAGCCAGTTCTCCAGTGTATTTAGCATCCAGTGCAGTGACATCACGCTGGCGCGTCTGCATGTCTTTGATGGTGGCGCTCGCAAGGCTGAGCTGTTCGGTAGCCTTATCGCGCTGGTCTTTGTAGGTTATGGCGTTGTCGCGGTAGTGGTTCACGAAGAACACCAGCACGCCGATTACCGCCACCACCAGCAACGGCAACCAGTAACGCCTTAGCAGCGCGCCAATCACGACAGGAACAGAGCACGCTCCGCCTCACGCCGACGGGTTAGCCCGTTCAGGACTTTGCCACCTGCTTTGTTCCAGCGCGGGAACTCATCAGCAGCACCAGCGTAATCACCGGCATTGAGTTTTCGCAGGAGTGTCGATGTCGACAATGACCGAGCGCCGAGGTTATACGTGAACGACACCAGGGCGTCGAATTGCCCCTGAGTCAAGCCGACTTTAACCAGGCGGGACACGTCGTTTTCATAGCTGACCAGCCCGGTCTTCAGCAGACGTTCTGCTGTTTCCTGCTTAATCGTCATCCCGGCGCGGATTGGTTTGCCGTCGACAGGCTGAGTCCAGCCATAGCCGATCGTCCAGACGCCAACGCTGTCCTGGTATGCGGTGAGCTTGCATCCTTCGAACTCTTTGATCAGGGCAATGCCCTTTTCGCTGGTTTGCATGGACTACTCCGTTATAACGACCTTCGCCAGGTTACCGCGCGCCAGCCACACCGCCATGCAGATGACGGAGTTAAGCAGCAGGTCGCCGAGGTTAACCTGAACGTAGTGGCCGAGCAGAATGTTGAAGGCGTTGAATCCGGCGGCAAGGATGACCAGATAGGCCAGCACCGCGACACTCAGGCGATGACGCTTTCCCTCTTTCCGGAAAAACATCAGCCTGACCATGATTAACAGGCAAACTATGGCGTTTGCATCCATCAGAAGAAGCTGCCATGTCATTTATCTTCCTCCCCCAGCCCCGGCATCTTCCCGCTTTTGGATTTGCGGAGAATACGCAGCAGGACTGCCACGGAAATGGAAGCAGTGACAATTGCACCGACAGCTGGCGATACCTCAATGCTGGCCGGTGGCTTCATCAGGCTTAACGGCGTGTTGATGATTCCGGCCATGATTTTCGCCATGGGTACGGAGAAGAACACGCCACTGATAAACGATATCAGCGCAAAGATAGCCTGCTTCCAGAGTTGATGGGGATCTGAGGTCAGAACGTATAGCGCCGTTCCGGCGAGTGATCCGAGCATCACTGCTGGAGTCGCCTCCGGAAACAGCGTGGCAAAGGTTACACCGACTGATGACGATGTAAGACCAACGCCTACGATAGTGAAGGTCTCAGACATATTTATTCCGTGTGTAGTTGGTTCAGGCCCTCGGGACGATTTAACAAATAGGCGTGTCGATGATGGTTCCCGGGGCCTGGAATAAAAAACCCGGCGACAGGCCGGAAAGACGAGGGGCTGGTTAAGAGATCAGAAACAAAAAAAGGCCGCCGTCGGCGACCTTTGAGGTATCTAGCGTGCTGGATACTTTCAGCTTCGCCTTCAATTCAGCGTTGATTTCTTTCAAGCGATCAACATCGTTTTTCAACTTTTCAATGTCTTGCCCGTTTTTATCAAGGTCGCGCTGAAGACCTTTTATAACTTCTGTTTGGGCCGCTTGTACTTCTCGTGTCGTCTGGAGAGACTTATCAATATCATCAACTTGATTAATCAAGCGTGAACCGAAAAAGCCTACAACCAACATGGTTACCCCAACTAGAAAGTTGAGAACCCAGACTTTTGTTCCGGAAGCAGTATTTGGAGTTTCGTCGATAAAGTGTACCTTATGCCAGTTAGAGTTATCCAACGTCTGCGCAGATCGTTAGAGTCGGCAACATTGTAACTGGATAAGGAAGAAAAAACCTTGGGATTTTAAGAGTTAACTGATTGATCGGCTATTTAACGAGCGAACACATCCATACACCCCAAACGGGTAATACGACAAAGGCCATGAGATAAGTAACTTTTGCTTGAATGTTATGCATTTCGCTTCCTTAGCAGTCCGAGAAGTACTGTCTGCTCTTCCAACCTAACGAATGTTGATCCGAATGACAAGTCTTTCGCGCTAATTTCAATTTGATATCTGTTCGTAAACATGATGGCGCGAAATTTTACGCACGAAGTAATTCAACATCAACAGGAAAGTTACTTTTTTATTAAACAGCATGAAAACTGAAAGCCCCGCACGGTGGCGAGGCTTTTAATTCTTTGTCGACCTATGAAGCTATGGCGACGATATCAGATTTACATGAAATGTATGCTATTTAATTGACTTTTGCAATACCATGCTGCGAAAAAGTCGCCTTTTGTTGTGATCGTGTTCTCACAGTGCAGAGGAGGGACTCTCCATCAAGCCGCTTAAAGATGGTGCACATGGCACGCCAGTAATCGGCGTAGTTATGACACCAGTTATCAGGTTTAACGCCGCACAGAGCCGCCAGGTCCTGGTGCTGATACACATCCTTGCCCGCCAGCTCCGCTTTGACGTCCTGCGCCGCCAGCCAAATTAGCTTCTTCAGGCGCTCCATCGTCTTGCCGGCTACTTTCTTCGCACCGAGTAGCTCCCGGAACTCTGCCCAAGCCCACTGAGTGATTGCCACCTGGTGCTCGAAGCGGATATTCTCGCTGTAGCTCCATAGCAGCCAAGCTTTCTGGTGGTCTTCCAGTGACAGGACGGCGCGACGCCAGGACGCGGTGCCAAACTCTACTGGGCTGACGAGTGCGATGGATGAGCCCTTGGCGCGGGACTGGCTGCCACTCATCGCCGGGCCGTCGGGGTTAACCTTCCGGCCGGTGACCGGGTCGGTTATTTTCTTACGTCCCCGACTGCGCGCCGTCGCGGTGAATTGCGCGTTCTCGGCGAAAGCTACCAGCTGCCCTTTCGTCGCCCCGCTCATATCTGCGGTCGCCACAATGAGCTGCTGACGTACGTATTCCAGTTGCTGACTGTTCATGCGGCTTCCTTCTGAGACTGATTGGTTTTGGTCTGGCTGTGCTTTGCTACTGGCGGCATGCTGGCGCGCTTAACGCTTTCGGCCTGATACCGCAGGAAGTCTGTGTGGTTCATTCGGCCTCCAGTTCGGTGATGGTTAGTTCAAGCCTGCCGCCTTTGACGATTGGCATCCTCTTCACGCTGTAGTAGTCGACCTGCTGGTCATCGAGCCAGAACCCGGATTTCGTCAGGGCGTCGAACGCGGCCTTTTGAAGATTGTCCAGGTCTCGGCGGCGGCGATCCGGCATGTGGCACTCGATACGGATTTTCACGGGTGTTGCCAGGCCAATATCCAGCATTGAGTCTTTGATGATTCTGGCGACACTGTCGCGGTACGCCTGCCCTTCTGCGCTGATGTGCGTGCGCCCGCGGTTATGCCGGTAGTAGCGGTTGTTGCTCGGCGGCCATGGGAGACTGATGCGGTATTCATTCATGTTTTTACGAGCCCCTCTTTAAGCCAGATGACCTGCGTGCGAGCCATGCCTTCCAGCGCGCACTCCTTTGCATATTCCGCATCGACCAGGCGGGTGCGGCGATCAATCTCGTCGTGGCAACTGCTGCACGCGATGGTGGCAATCAGGTCAGGCGGCTTGATTCCGGTCCCGCAAAGGCCAGCAAGACGAATGTGAGCCAGCACTGAGGTTTCAGGATTGCCATTGCATACTCCGGGGATCCGCACCTGGCATTCACGGCCGCGTGCCGCTTTGCATAAATTAGCCATGCGCCCTCCTCGCCGCGAGACGCAGCCATTTCTGATCCACCAGGCGGGCGGTATAGCCTTTCAAGGTCGGGATGTCGGACGGCTTAACCGCGGGCTTACGCTTTCGGCGCGCAGGGACGCGGAAGATTTCATTTGTGATGATGCGCGAAAGTGGAGTAGACATCACGCCTCCTGCTTATCGCGCAACTGCTGGAATTCGCAGCCGCTGGGGATAGTCAGCGCCAGGCCGAACTGGGCGCACCAGGCTTCGACCTTGCACATGAAGATATGCATCTCTCCAGTGTCGAGGAGGGAGGTGTGTCGAGGCTCCCATGAGGTTTCTTTCGCACCGGTAATGAAGTCGGTATAGGTGACTTCTTCGCAGCCGAGGTACGTCTTTTTGAGGTTGCGCTTAACCCATTCCGGCGTTGCGTCGGTACGCCCGGATTTGATGAGGTATTCGCTGATTTCTCCCATCCAAAGATGAAAGAGTGCGTTTTGAGACAGGCTGCGCTTCTCTCGCCATGGCTTAACCTGAAGGCGGAAACATTGCCCGGCATCCAGCAATGGCTGAATCTGCTGGCCGATGGCCGCGAAGTTGCCGCGATGGAGTTTGATGCCGTCTACTGGCAGAGTCATACGGCCTCCTTGACGGAAACCGCAGAATGCAGAAAATCGCAGGTGCATTTCTGCATCTGTGACAAGGTGAGGAGTTCAGATTGTGGTCGCATTTAAGTCCCCTTAAATGCGCAGAAGTCACCGCCGGGTGTTCAGACCGGCGGCAATTGATATTGTATAATCAGATTCCGTGGTTTGCGAATTCTTTGTGCACTTTATCCCTGAGCCGAACCGCAGCTTCTTGCGCAGAGGTAAAGTCACTGAACCGACCTCCATAGAACCTGTCTCCCTTAAACGTCACCGCTACTTCCCATTTCTTCTCGCTTTCGCGGTAGGAGACATTTTTAGCCCCAGACGTATTCGTCTTCCTGAGGCCTATATTAGCGATGTTCTGCTCATGCGTTGCCTCCCTCAGATTTTCTATCCTGTTATTTCTGGTATTGCCGTCAATGTGATCAATTTCCGCTGGCATATATCCATGGTGGATCAAGAAAATTATCCGATGGCCAAGATAATTCTTCTTCTGCAGCATTACCTGCAAATATCCCCTTCTGTTGATAACACCAGCTTTTTCCCCTTCCAGAACATTACCCCTGGACACCTTCCAGAACAGTTCTCCATTACGGTATTCAAAAATCTCCCTGGCTGTGTCAGGAGTTAACTCCCATTTTGTTTTCGGCGCCGTTTTATTTGAAAGTATTCGAAGTTCTTCTGGAACCACACAAATGCTACGGCGCATGTTTTTTGTTGTTTTAAGGTATCCTTTTTTAATCAGTACCTTAACAAAGTTATTTGCTCCTGCGTGGACTATGCCTCCTGCACCAATGGCAATCTCTGCAACAGTAGGTGATACGCCATTCTCGGCTATATAGTTAACTATGAAATCAAACACATCCCGCTGTCTCTGCGTCAACATCACTTCACCTCCTGCTGCGGCGCTGCTGTAACTGCCACATCCCAGAACTCACGAAACAGCGAGTAAGCTCCATTGAGGTTAGTGGCAGCATACGCACCAAGCTCGGAATTAACCTGGACTGCGCGCATCATCTCGTGAGGCATATCAACCGGCACCATCACCCAACCATCCGGAATCACCGGAGAGTTGAGTTGTTCGGAATTACCGAACGACTGAAGCATGGCTGCGCGATAGGCGTTCCAGCCGACAGCTTTTCCGTGTTCAAACGCGCTGTCAAAGTCATCATCCATTTCCATCGCAGCGGGCACAGATACCGGCGCTGGATGGGCGGTGTAAAGCGGCGTTACTTCTCGCAGCGGGTCGGCATAAGCATTGCCACTATCGAAGCTGACGTTGTTTTTTGCGCCGCCGCCTGACAGTAGCCACGCCACAGCCTCCGCTTCGAGCGATGCCAGCGCTAACTTCATCGCAGCGAGCGCCTTGGCAGCGTCTTCGTTTACTACTCCTGGCACAGCATCGCGCTCTTCTTCAAGCTCAGTGATTGTCTGCTGGAGCCATTCTTTGGTTAATTCAGCCATAACCCTAATTCCCCTTGATGCTGACTTTGACGCCAACCTTGCGAATCTCATCGGCGCATCTGTTCACGATACTCCGGTGAAACTCACAAAAAATTTTCGCCGACTGTGGCCCTAATGGGTGAACATCTTGCGTACTCGGCAGTACAACCTCCCGCGCCTCCAGCTCAGCAATCCTCTGGTCTTTGGCTTCCAGCTCATCCAGCAGCGCCAGCACATCCCGAGTGGGGACCATGAAGTTCGGCATGAAGTTATCTTTCGCTTTTTCTGCTGTCATGCGCAGCGCCTGTTTGTCGATGTTGCTCATTGGGCGACTCCTTCAATGACGTCTTCCCCACAGTGCATCTGCCCATTGCGGTAGCTTGGATGCTGAACGGTGTAGACAAGGTAAGCACTGCCAAATGCGGTCCATTTACCTTCAATATGCCGCACTTTCCCGATTTGCTTTCTGCCCTGACGGTCGGTGTAATTAACAGTCTCACCGACGTTGAATTTTGGCTGTAACGCTTTTGCTTTACTCATGACTGCACTCCTTTGCGAAGCTGGGCGGCGAACTCGTTAAGTGATATGTAGCAATCTCCAAATGTTAACGAACCGCTCGACTGCATATGCTCCATAGCCATTTCCACACCCTGCGCCCGCACTTCAGCAAGGAAAGCGTCTGTGGAAGGCATGTTCCCCGTTGCGTTCATTGCTGCAAGGATGGTCCTCACACCGTCCTGCCCGACCTCTTCGCAGATAGCGTCTGTATTTGCACCAACTACATCGCAGAACACCTGCACCGCACTGCGAGCATTCGCATTCTCCGCAGCCAGCGCCGCGCATCTGGCTTCAAGCTCCGCATTGCGCTTTTCTGCCTCTTCCACTTTTTCCGCAACCTGTGTCAGGCAATACTGGAGAGCAGCAACTCGCGGCGAGTTCTCTTCCATCTGCTGCATTAATTCAGCCATTTTTTCCACTGCACTTACGTTTGTCATACCCCTACCCTCCCCCAAACCATCAATACTCGCTTCATCGCCGCGCTATTGCGGCACTCCTGAAATATTCCGTTGGTGCAGCTGCGCGCGGTACCAGCCTGCTCTTCGGGCGTCGCCAGGCGATAAGTCACCGTTCGCCAGACCTTGCTCACGCGCACAATCTTGCGGGCCCGCACCAGATCGATAGCGTTCTTCGTGATGCAGTTGATGGTCAAGCCGCACTCTGTGGCCACATCCTTCGCGGTGAAGGTCCGGTGCGTTTCGAGATAACGCAGAATTGCCTGTTTGCCTTTCATCTCACACCATCCCGTTCGACTTGTTGCGGTTGTACTTAGCCTGAAGCAGCTGTATGGGCGTCGGTCCGTGCTCGGCAGCCGGGGCTGCAATCGCCCGGCGTACGGGCGGCACTGGTTTGCCCTCGGTGACGCGTTTCTCCCACATGTCCAGCAGATCACCTGCTTCGCGCGCCAGCTCACCATGAGTTAACTGCCGCTCTGTACTGCGGTGGCGCAGTTCAACGCAGATGTGGTACATGACCGGCTGCGACCAGGGGAATTGTTCGCTGGAGGTGAATTCGAACGAACGGTTACGCCAGTCCCAGTATTCGGCGATCACCTGGTCAACGTTGACGCCCAGCGCCCCGCCACTCTGTTTGCACCAGGCGACGAACTGGCCCGGCGACGGCAGGAATGGGCGCTCCTGGCGGCGGGCAATGCGCATACCGGCATCTACTTGCGCCATTGAGTGGATCCCGTTCTCCTGAAACGCCAGCAGCCACTGACGGCGGAATTCGTTCAGGTCGTCCTGGGTGCGGAAGTTCGCCATGCTGGCCGGGAACGCGGCACGCAGCTGGTTGAACAGTCCGTTGAATACCTGCGCCACCTGCTCGACTGGCGCCCTCTGCTGGTACTGTTCTGGCAGGTTATGGGCCATGCGGCTCATCTGCTCGCGATCGTGGTTACGCATCTGCTCTGCAAGAGATTTCATCGAATCACCTCATAGGCCCAGTCAGTGTTGTTGAAGTCCAGATCCGGCTTTCCGCCTCGCTGCTCACCACCTGCGCTGCGTTGCATCGTCAGCCTGTCCCACTGCTTACGCAGGCTTTCCGGGCTCAGGATGTTGGTCTGCCAGAAGTGGTGTTTGCTTGCCCAGTCATACAGCGCGCAGATGTCCTGGTGCGACCGGTTGTCTATCTGGCGCATCAGGCGAACGGTGTTAGACCAGGAGGTCATGTCCGGGGCTTTGCAGGTTGGGTTAATCAGCTTCACCCTGGAGGAAATCCACTTAGCGATCTCGAGGTCTTCAGCCGATCCCCACTTCGCACCGGATGGGGTGTAAACCGCAGCTTCTGGATGAGCTGATAAAAATTTCTTCAGACGTGCGTCAGAGGATTCGTCAGAATTCTCGGACGAAGATCTTTTAATGTTTTTATTGTTGTTATTACATTGTTGTTCATGATTCTCGGTGAAACGCTCGGGTAAATGCGCTCCGTTATGCGCGGCATAACCTTCCGAAGCCGCGCCATTACTGGATTCGCCATGCTCGGCATTAAGCGCGGAGATATGCGCGGTGATACGCTCGGGTAAATCGTCCATTTTTTGAGCATATTCAGCGTAATTTGTGATGGTTATCACAGAGCCCTTTCGCTTCTCTCCGGAGCGAGAAATCATCCCTTCACGCTCGAAAACATCAAGCATCCTGTCTACGGCGTGGCGACTGCATGGCTTCCCTTCCCTGTCGCATAAATTCAGCCCGAGATCGGCTGAGGTGGTGACCAGTTGTCCGGTTTGCAGCGGCCATTTGCGCCCCTTGAAGTTTGCTGTATATGGCTGGCGAGCAGCACACAGCAGCAGGTTTTCCCACAGCGTGCGCAGGAAGACGTCCTTCGACCAGGTTTGCTTAAGAACACTCCGGTACAACGGGATGAATCCGGTTTTCTGGTTCTCCATCCGGTTGCTCCTGGCGGCGGAATGCGCCGCGAAATTTGCGTAAGCGACGTTCGACACAGTTAAACCTCCTGCGCCTGGCGTTTTGGATTAGCGTTTGTCATAATGACCTCGCAATTGACTAGCGTTTGTTGCACCAGAAAGTCGGTTCTGTTCGCGCAGACCGGCTTTCGCCATTTCTGTAGTTCTCACATAACCCCCAGCATCGACGTAACCATCGTCATCAACGGCCCTACCTGCTCCGGCATGAGGCGGAAAAGCGACGCTATACCCTCGCTTACCTCTTTCAGCTTCTGATGCTCTGGAGCGTCCAGCAGCACGGCCTGTTTAGCCTCTGCACACTCTTTCATCGCAGAGGCGATCAGCGACATCGTGTCATTCTGTGGCGCCAGGCGGTGCCGGTACTCCAATGGCAGGACCGCCATGATTGCCGGTGTCAGCTGGCGCACGTTCTCGCGGTACTGCTCAGAGTCGAAACGGTTATCCAGAAAGCGAAACAGTTTCTGGCGGGCCCGGCTGATGTCTTCCGGAAAGCTGATGGCGCTCCCACCCTGCTCCCGGTATTCGTTGATGATCAGAGCCGAAACGACGTCCTGATTGTCCAGCGCAGACGACCATGCCCGGACCGCATCGCGGATCTTTTCGTGGTCTGGCGCCGCCTTAGCTTGAGCGCGGTTTATCATCGCTCCCGGGTGTAATCCGGTATTGTGTTGATAAGTAAGTGATTGCATGTGCTATTCCTGATGTTCCTGCTTCTTGCTATGAGGAAAATCGCGGTATTCGACCGCCTTCACCTCGCCAGTAGGAAGCTTGTTGATAAAAATCTGACGACCAACCCTGATCGCTTTACTAATTGCCGTTTGGTGAACGCCGATGGCATCAGCTGCTTTGGCCTGACCTACCTCGCCAACAAACTCAGCTAAAGAAATTTTCATGTGGTTGCTCCATTGAGTGCATAACCAAACAATACCAGAAGTATTACACAAATCAATACTTGCGGTATTTTTAAAATATGAGCTTTGGTATTAATATCTGATAATGGAAAAGAAAAAGATTCTCACCCCCGCTCAAGTGGCTGATTCACAGCGTTTAAAAGCCCTTTACGAAGCGAAGAAAAAAGAACTGGGTATTACTCAGCAATCCATTGCGGACGCGCTGGACATTTCTCAGGGTGCCGTCGGCCATTACCTCAATGGAAGGAATGCCTTAAATACAGCGGTAGCATCGGTCTTTGCCAGGCTTCTTGGGGTTAGTGTCTCTGATTTCAGCCCGTCACTTGCGAAGGATATCTCTGATATGAGCTCGGTGGCGTCGGAAAATACTTCTTTCGCAGGGCATTATTCACCTGGCTCAAAATATCCGGTGATTAGCAAAGTTCAGGCGGGCGCCTGGTGTGAAGCGGTTGAGCCGTACACCCTAAAGGATATAGACCTTTGGCTTGAATCAGATGCTCACATTCAAGGTGAGGCATTCTGGCTACAGGTAGATGGTGACTCAATGACAGCACCGGCGGGTCTTAGCATCCCAGAAGGAACCTTTGTCCTCTTCGATACTGGGCGCGAGGCAATCAACGGCAGTCTGGTAATAGCAAAGCTATCCGATTCGAACGAGGCAACATTTAAGAAGTTAGTGATCGACGGTGCGCAGAAGTACCTGAAGGGTTTAAATCCACAGTGGCCATTGGTAGCGGTGAATGGTAACTGTCGAATTATCGGTGTTGCTGTAGAGACGAAGATGCGGCTGGTTTGAATGGTTGCTTGAGGGGTCGCAGAGATGCGGCCTTTTTTATTGGTCAACGATGTAACCAGTGGTAAACCATTTACCAGGCTGTTGACGTTTATGGTAAACGGTGTCACCATTGGTTAACCATTTACCATTGGTCATTGCGTTGACCATGAGTGACATCGTTAACCAGAGGGGGGTTTATGAAGAAATATGCGATTTGGAATAACAAGGGCGGCACCGGTAAGACCAGCTTGTCCTTTCAGGCCATTTGCAGATATGCAGAAACCAATCCGCTCGAGCGGGTTTTAGTAATTGATGTTTGCCCTCAAGCAAACCTTTCAGAGCTATTTTTGGGAGGGCTGATTGGTAATGGGAGCATTAATCTCCTTACCAGACACGATTTAGCAAGCCGTTGCACTTTAGGCGGTTATTTCCAGATGCGCTTACCGACACCATATCAGAAGCCTAATTTCGACTCTCATGACTACTTAACTCATCCAAAGTCATTTAATGACCATATACCGAGTAACATTTCCTTAATCTGTGGTGATCCACTGCTTGAGCTTCAGGCAAATGCTATCAATACACTGGCAAACCAACAAATACCCGGAACTAATGCTTGGGTAAGTATAATTGATTGGATAAATGATTTAATAGATGGTATCAGGGACGAATATGATGTTTTGTTTGTCGATTGCAATCCAAGTTTCTCAATTTACACCCAAATTGCTCTCGCTGCGATTGACAAGCTTATTTTGCCCGTTATGGCTGACGATTCATCTCGGCGGGCTATACAGAACGCATTTTCTTTGATCTACGGCTTAAAACTCCCTTCCGACATCTATGCCTCATATGCCTTTGCTAACAAACTTAATGCAGTTGATAGACCGCTGCCAAAGGTGCATATGATCGCAAAAAACAGGCTAACTCAGTATATGGGCCCAGCCTCTGCTTATGCGGCCGTTTTGAATTCAATCGACAATGACATTCAACAGTTGTTAGTCAGTCACCCTCACATATTTGATTTTAATGATGTTGACGATGGGATCGTTAATATCAAAGATTTTCAAACAACAGGTGTTGTGGCATTTGCTAAGGGTTGCCCGTTCTCCATTCTACCAACTGGAAGTGTAAGGGTTATGAACCGAAGAGTTAAAGTTAATGGTCCATACAAGCAGTCATGCCTAGAGGCGATTGATAAAATGGTCGCTAAGCTCTGACCACTATAACCCGGCCACCGCGCCGGGTTTTTTATTGCCCACCCATAAAGCTATCCGCCATTCTGCCGATAACTATCCAGCCTGAAGCTGATAACAATAACTATCGCAACACTACCTGCCCGCCCGTGCGGGCTTTTTTATTGCCCCTTCCTCACCAACTCCGCAGCATCCCTGTTAGCTCCCTTCCCTATCACGTTTCCTGTTTCCTTCCGGTACTGCTTCAGCTTGTCGATGATGTTTTGCTGGGTCATGGGTAAATCAGCCAGTGACAATTCCATCACCGCCCGCCCCATCGCCTGAATTTTCATGCTTATACGCTCTTCATCCAGAACCATGCACATCCCTCCTGCTGTTTTTTTAAGCGTAGCACTGGTATTTACAAAAATAAAATCACATCAAATTCATACTCTTAGTATTAATCAAAGATTTATTAATACTGGCGGTATTGCTATATATTAATACCGCTAGTATTGTTAACCCATCGAAACGAAACATCGACAGCTGAGCGAAGTTAGCCAGCGGCGAAGTGGAGGTTCGGTCAGTCGAACGGCGCGACAGTAAACCATGCGTCGGACGCCCGGCGGGCTCAGGGAGAGCGGCAATGGTGCGTAACTGGAATGTTTTGTAGTGGGGTGTGGCTGGGCCTGCATGGACTGATCACCCATGAAAACTTCGGTTCGAATCCGGAGCACTCCACCACAAAGCATTTCTCCCGCATCAGCGGGTAACGACAGAGGGTAAGGATATGGAGCAATTTGCAAAAGTATTTGAATCGCACGACCGGCAAATACTGGTGAAAAAAGGTGAGGATAGCGACGGTGATCCTGCGCTGTGTATATCAACGATGATCTCTGGTTTAGAAATGAGCATCAACGTCAACTTTTCAGATGATGGAGATAGCTTAAATAAGGCGTTTGACTCATTCACCCAAGATCAGGCTGACTTCTTCGCCAAAAAACTTGAAGGACAAACATCACCATTTGAAGCGCTTAAATTGCTAATGAGTTCTGAAGATGTATAGACCCGCTCCGGCGGGTTTTTTATCGGCCATACATAGGCAGATTTTCGAGTCTGCCCATTTATGACAACCGGCGGCCATCCACCGTCCATTAGCGCAGAAGTCTTTTAACGTTCAGCGGCCCGGCTTAAGGGCGGAGATGATTATGAAAATTCAGGCAGGCGGACCAGCATTCCCATACGTACTTGTTAACAACTCCAGCGAGACAATGAACACTTTCGGCATTGAGCTGGCTCCTGGTAAAACGGCTGACTTTGGTGGCATGACGCTGCGAGATTACATCGCGGCTAAGGCTATGCAGGGTCGATTAGCGAATCCTGACTGGTTGTGTAGCGATGACCGCACGGCAATCGAAGCATACAAGATAGCCGACGCAATGCTCCGCGCCAGGGAGGCATCATGACAGTCACCCACAACGGCAAGCAGTACACCGCCAAAAAGCTCAACGATAACGAGTGGCAACTGACATCGATATCGGCACCGCGCGACAAGCTGACTCTTAACCGCTGGCAGATGCATATCGCTGGCCTCCTGGAACAGGTTGAGGTGAAGGTATGATCAATCACTACGGCACCACCCCGCTCATTCGCCAGTGCGTCACGCCCGGCATGATGGCATTGCATGAAGGCCGCACCTATCGCGTCTCAGCAGTCATTCAGGAGCGCAAATGGGTGTACCTGCACACCGATGCAGAAATCATCCGCCTCAGTGACTGCGTGATTGACGTCCTTCTGGACGGTCACGGAAACCCTATCCAGCACTAACCACCCTATTCAACCGATCGGCCTAGCTCAATGCGGGCGGAATCTGCACATCCAAATTTCAGGAGTTCAGCCATGAACGCATACCTCACTTACGACCGCATCGAAGATCGGCGCTGGGTTGAACAGCAGCTCGACGACGAGAAAGAGAAGTGGATCGGCGACCGTGCACGGGAAATCATCGACATGATGCCGAAAGAACCGTCCGGCCTCTTCCACTTCACGGTCCCGATCGACACCAGCCCATACGAAGGACTTCGCAGCGATAAAGCTGGCGAGACCTACAACGATTTCATTTCGGCAGTTGCTTACGCCCAGGCGGAATACGACTGGGAACACCGTACCGGCTGCCCGTTTTAATTTTTGAGGGGATTAACGATGGCAAACGAATTAACAATCACAGCGACGTCGCTTCAGGAGATAGGCGTCGACGTCTCCACCTGGAGCGCGCTGAAGAACAGCATCTACCCTGGCGCGAAAGACGAATCGGTAATGATGGCGCTTGATTATTGTCGCGCCCGCCAACTGGACCCATTGCTCAAACCTGTCCACCTCGTCCCGATGTACGTTAAAGACTCGAAAACAGGTAAAGGCGAATGGCGTGACGTGGTAATGCCGGGCATCGGGCTTTACCGCATTCAGGCGGACCGATCAGGTGATTATGCCGGTGCCCGCGAACCAGAGTTCGGTCCAGACACGACGCAGACGCTTTCTGGTGTCGAGGTAACCTTCCCTCAGTGGTGCAAATACACCGTCTACAAGCGCATGCCTAGCGGAGAGATCGTCGAGTTCAGCGCCAAAGAATACTGGATTGAAAACTACGCCACCGGCGGCCGCGACACCACGGCGCCGAACGCGATGTGGAAAAAGCGCCCGTATGGACAGCTGGCGAAATGCGCAGAAGCCCAGGCGTTGCGTAAGGCATGGCCTGAGATTGGACAGCAGCCCACCGCCGAAGAAATGGAAGGCAAATTACTGGACGTTGATATCCGTGACGTCACGCCGCGCAGCACTACAGAAGCGCTTCCACCAGCCGCAAGCGAAGAAACCATCCAGTCCATTACCAATCTTTTGAAAGAGCTTGGTAAGGACATGGAGCAAGACTTTCTTCCTCTTTGCAGCGACATCTTCAAGCGGCAAATCCTTGAGGCGTCAGAACTCACTGAAGAAGAGGCGCAGAAAGGGTTTGGCTTCCTTCAGAAAAGGGCTAAGGCGGCAGCATGACACCAGAAATTATCCTTGCCCGGACCGGTATTGACGTAACCACTATCCAGCAAGGCGACGAGGCATGGCACCGGCTGCGACTCGGCGTTATCACAGCCTCCGAGGTGCATAACGTCATCGCCAAGCCAAGATCGGGAAAGAAATGGACAGACATGAAAATGTCCTACTTCCACACCCTACTCGCTGAGGTATGCACCGGCGTCGCACCAGAGGTTAACGCGAAGGCGCTGGCCTGGGGCAAGCAGTACGAGGAAGACGCCCGCACCCTCTTCGAGTTCACCACCGACGTGAAAGTCACGGAGTCTCCGATCCTGTTCCGTGACGAGAGCATGCGCACCGCGTGCTCCCCTGACGGACTTTGCAGTAACGGGTTCGGACTTGAGCTTAAATGCCCTTTCACCTCCCGAGACTTCATGAAATTCCGCCTTGGCGGTTTCGAAGCCATCAAGTCTGCGTACATGGCTCAGGTGCAGTACAGCATGTGGGTAACAGGGAAAGACGCCTGGTTCTTTGCCAACTACGACCCTCGCATGAAACGCGAAGGTATTCACCACATCGTCGTTGAGCGGGATCCGCAGTACATGTCCGACTTCAACGAAATGGTGCCGGAGTTCATCGAGAAGATGGACGAGGCGCTGGCGGAGATTGGCTTCACGTTTGGCGAGCAGTGGAGGTAAGCATGGGAGCTAATCACTGGCAGCCGTGGGAAAACCTGTTCCTGCATGAAGTTGCAGGACAGATGCCCCTCTCATTGATTGCCGAAAAACTGGAAAGAACAGAGCGCGCCGTTTACACCCAGGCCGCGCGCCTCGATGTGAAATTCCCAGCCAACCCCAACCTAAGGAAGTGGACCAAAGCAGAGTTGTTTCTGTTTGGCCGGTTCACTCCCGAGGAAATCGCCGCGGCAACCGGCCGCTCTATCCACTCCGTGCGCAGCAAGCGCAACTCACTTGCCCGATCGTCAGGAGGAAAAGTCATGCCTGAATGGACTACCGAAGAGCTGGCGCTACTGTGGCGGCACTCAAACCCTGAAGTAGCGGAGATTACCGGCCGCAGCATTGAAGAGGTAGGAGATAAGCGGCTTCAAACCAATATTGAGCGTAATGGTTGGGATGTTAACGATCCGGAGCGGGAGGAAGCATGACCGATTACACCGGCAGCAACACGCCAGCGGATCAGCGCGACCTTTGGCGTACTCCACCAGCCCTATTTGCTTCCCTTGATGCTGAGTTTTGCTTTCAACTTGATGCCGCCGCGGCGCCGCATAATGCGCTGTGCCGAAAGTTCATCACCGCCGAGCAGAACACGCTGGAAACGCCGTGGGCTGATTACCTGAGCATTCCCGGCTACGTCTGGCTAAATCCACCATACAGCGACATCACGCCGTTCGTTAAGAAGGCCGCTACCGAAAGCGCAAATCAGATCGGCACGGTCATGCTGGTTCCGGCAGACACATCGGTTGGCTGGTTTAAGGAGGCTATCCAGACCGCCAGCGAGGTTCGCTTCATCACCGCCGGGCGGCTGGCATTTATCAACCCGGTAACCGGTAAGCCGGTAAGCGGCAACAATAAAGGGTCGATGCTCATCATCTGGCGACCATACCCGCGTACACACTGCCACTTCGCAACTGTGGAACGGGACGAACTGATGGCTTTCGGGGCGAAACTTCTCGCCCGCCGGGAGGCCGCATGACGCCAGAAACAGACAACGCCATCCGCGCCGCCTGCCGCCGCTGCACCGAGGAAATCCAGCAGGCCATGCGCAAGAAGCCAAAGCCTAACTGGAACGAAACGGTGCCTCCCATCATCAACAAGCATCACAAGAAAATTGAAGCTCTGGGAGTAAGCCTCCTGGAGTTCGTCGTATACACAGGTCGGCTTAATCGCCGCTTCGGAGTGGAATCGTGAAAGTTTATATTGCCGGGCCGATGAGCGGCCTACCTAATTTTAACCGTGCCGCTTTTAACCATGCGCATTTTCATCTCTGGTCGAAAGGCCATATTGTTCTTAATCCCGCCCGTCTACCAGATGGATTAACCCAGGCCGAGTACATGGACATCTGCCTGTCTATGCTTCGCTGTGCTGATGCTATCTACATGCTTGAAGGCTGGGAGCACTCCGCTGGCGCCCGCGCGGAGAATGCCCTGGCCGAGAAGCTGGAAATGGAAATTATCTTCCAGGAAGAGGATCGCGCCGCATGAACAAAGCCTCGCCCGTTGATTTGAGGAAAAGTCTCGAAATCGCCAACCACCTGGCGCACATAGGGATTCGCTTTGTGCCGATCCCGGTGGCGACCGAAGAAGAATTCCAGACGCTGGCAGCCGAGCTATCGCGACGGCTTGAGCTGATGGCGGTCGAAGCCGAGAAGAATGAAGGCGGTGCAGCATGACTCTATCTCTTAATAGGCTGAAAGAGTTGCTTTTATATGATCCTGATACTGGAATCTTCACATGGATTTCTTCTACAAAAAACTACAGACGTCCTATTGGAGCGGTTGCTGGATACATAAATTCCCTTGGGTATGTGCAAATCGGCATAGATTGCGTTGCTTATGGCGCACATCGGCTAGCTTGGATGTATGTGTATGGCAATCTTCCTGAGATGGACGTGGACCATATAAACGGGAACCCATCAGACAACCGAATCGAAAATCTGAGACTAGCTACTCACCAGCAAAACATGTGCAACAGGAAGAAGAGAAGAGATAACACATCCGGATATCCTGGCGTGTACTTCAATAAAGCCGCTAATAAATGGCGTGCGTGTATACGGGTTGAAGGAAGGCGCATCCACCTTGGGTATTTTAAAACAGCACAAGAGGCACATGACAAATATGTTGAGGCTTCAAAAAACTATCATTCCCAATACACGAGAGCACAGCCGTGACCGGGATCAGAAAGAAGCAACTACCACAAAGCCTCTTAAAGAGGCTTTTTTATTGCTGGCGTTCACATTCAACCGTATTAACCGACAGTTCCGGGAGCATTGACCATGAGCGATAAGTGTACATTGGATGGAAATCTAATTAATCGCTGCGACATGCTGGCTAAGGCCCTCGAGTATGGAAACCCATCATATCGTTCGAAAGGCGCGTTTATCCCTGAGCGAGTGAATTTCAACACTGGCAAGCCGGCAATCGATATTGCACAACTACACTCCGGCGAGTATGTCGGACGTGGCATCGCTATGAACTTCTGCCCCTTCTGCGGGGAGAATCTTAAGACATGGGAGCAGTGATTATGGCCGACATCATCGATACCGCAGCAGAGATTGAAGAGCTTCAGCGTAACGCTGCCCTTTCCGCTCACCGAGTAAACCGCAACGCCGTATCAGCTGAACGTTGTGAAGAATGCGGAGAGGATATCCCAGAGTTACGCCGGGTGAAGGTGCCGGGCTGCCAGCGCTGCGCCAGCTGCCAGCAGGATGAAGAATTACGTATGAAGCATGGGAGGATGTGATGGAGCAAAAGGACGCTGACATTATCCTTGAGGCTATCCCGAGGATTAGATTTCGTAGTGAACCAATATCAGGCTTCGGGATTAACGATTCAACATTTTCAGTATCAAAATCAATAGATGGCAGACGTTTCAATCACTCCGCTTATCAGGCATGGCAGGGAATGATTACGCGTTGTTATGAGCCTAAATTTCACGCCAGAAATGAAACATACATCGGTTGTGAAGTCTGTGAAGAATGGCAGAGATTTTCCAATTTCTTTGCATGGTGGAAGTTAAACCATGTCTATGGGTATGAACTTGATAAGGACCTTCTTATCCCCGGTAATAAGGTTTATTCGCCAATAACCTGCTTGTACATACCTAAATCACTCAACTTGTTTACCGGAAACAGCCAAAGGATTAGAGGAAAATATCCTATAGGCGCCAGCTTTCATAAAAGCACGGGCAAGTTTATAGGATCGATTAGATGTGGTGACCGAAAGTATTTATACCTTGGCCTTTTCGACTCCCCGCATGAAGCACACCTGGCTTGGTTAAGCAAAAAGCTACATTTAGCTGAGGCCTACAAAGACATTTGCGACTCTATACACCCACATCTTTTCCGAGGGCTGATTTCTAAAATCACCTTAATGAGGTGTTCCGATGTTCAGAATGATATTGCCTAATTCGTGGTACGCCGATCCACACGGCGCACCCTGCAAAATCCTCCGCGCTACCCACGAAGTCATCCACTACATCCGCAACGGCCGCACCTGCATCGCCAGCATGGGCCGCTTTAACCAGGATTTCGAGCCGCTGACCAAAGCACAGGCTGAGCGGATCGCCGAAGAAATCGAAACAGCAGAACACCTGAAGAAGCTGCGCGCCCAGCGTGCGGCGTAAGGAGAACTATGAGCACCATTCAGGACATCCGAAACCAGCTATCAACCCTGGTCACCGAGGCGCACAAAGTGGCGTGCTCCCTCGATATAGGTGACGAGCGAACCGAGGCATTTGAGCTTTACGAAGCACTTCGTCGACTTCAGCGGCAGGGCGCCGCCGGAGAGATTCTCTCAGCAACTAACCCCCTTCTCGCCTCGCCATATTACGACGAGGACTGGGACGAAGATGAAGACGACTGACGCAACTGATAGCCAGTTATGAGCTGGCTATTGGGTGCGAAAGTGCCACCTCGTGATCCCTTTTGCCCGGCCCTGCGCCGGGTTCTTTTTGCCTGGAGGAAATACATGGTTGAGGCAAAAACACTGACAGCCAGACAGGCGGCAGAACTACTGATCACCTCACCGAGAACTGTCTACCGGCTTATCGACTCGGGGCAGTTGGCCGGGAAGAAGATCGGGAACAAATACCGAACGACCGACGTCGCCTGTATTGCGTATTTACATGACCCGCGCGATCCTGTTCCTGCGAGCGCGGGTGAACATAAAGGAGAAATTTTATGTCAATCACCCTCAGAGGCGGCGTCTGGCACTGTCATTTCGTTACGCCGTCAGGGAAAAGAATTAGACGATCTCTTGGTACGGGGGACAAGAAACAAGCGCAGGAGCTGCACGACAAGCTGAAGGCTGAAGCGTGGCGGGTTGATAAAATTGGAGAGCTGCCGACGAGGACGTTTGAGGAATGTTGCATCAGGTGGATCCGCGAGAAGGAGCATAAGCGGTCCCTCGATGACGATAAAACCAAAATAGAATATTTCTTGCGGCATTTCTCCGGCCGGGATATTTCAACCATCACGGCTGATCAGGTTCATGAGGCTGTTTCGAAGATGGTCAACCGTAAGCATATTCAGGTCTGGGAGTCGCGCAGGGACGCGGCTATACGCCGGGGGAAGGAACCGCCTCCTTATGTTGAGAAACCGGTAAGCCAGGCCACAAAGAGCCAGCACCTTTCGTTCATGCGATCTCTGTTCAAGGCTGCGGCTAATGACTGGGGCTGGATTAAAACGGCCCCGGTTATAAAAACGAAAAAGCCGATCAGCAAACGCATCCGATGGCTGACCAGGGACGAGGCAGAACGGTTAATTGCCTGCATGCCGGAGTCGATAAAGCCGGTGGTGATATTTGCACTGGCAACCGGCCTGCGCCGCTCCAACATCATTGATCTGGAGTGGCAGCAGGTCGATATGCAGAGAAAGGTTGCATGGGTAAATCCGGAGAACGCGAAGGCGGGCAAGGCTATCGGCGTGGCTCTGAATGATACCGCATGCAGGGTGTTAAGGGATCAGATCGGGAAAAGTTCCAGGTGGGTATTCGTTCACACGAAGCCATCAACGCGCCCGGATAAAACCGTCACTCCGGCTGTCCGAAAAATGCGAGTGGATGACAATGTCGCCTGGCGCATTGGACTGGAAAGAGCGGGTATAGAGGACTTCCGTTTTCACGACCTCCGGCATACCTGGGCGAGCTGGTTAATTCAGTCCGGCGTGCCGTTGTCAGTTCTGCAAGAAATGGGCGGCTGGGAGTCCATCGAAATGGTCCGTCGATACGCTCACCTGGCACCGAACCACTTAAGCGAACACGCACGGAAAATTGATGCCATTTTTGGCAACCATGACACAAATACGACACAAGGAGAAAATCAGGCTGGCTTGAAACTGGCGTAAGCGCCTGTTTTTAAATGGCACGCCCTGTAGGATTCGAACCTACGACCTACGGCTTAGAAGGCCGTTGCTCTATCCAACTGAGCTAAGGGCGCACGGAGAAGAGTGTACTTCGCGGTGGTGAAACGCCTGGAATTATACGGTCAATGCGTAGTGAGTCAATGCCTTTTCCGCCTTCTCTGGCGATAATGACTAGCTGATTGTAAATACGGCTGTTTTTTCAACATTTATCCCTCTTTTACGGGCTGCGAAAAGGCTTAGCCGCTTTTAAGTAACGCCTGCTGTTTTCCTGTTTACTTCACCTTCACACTGTCCTGCGGTATCCCGGCCGCCTGGAGGCTGGAAGTGAACAGGACGACGGAGTGACAGCGCCAGAGCAGACAGGTTTTCCCTCGTGCGTGCAGCACATCTCACACGACATTACAGGCATTAAGCTTGAACCTATTGTCGCCCTCTCCTCTTCACGCGCGGTGGGGGCCGAAGTGCTCAGCGTGCTGTCGCCGCATCAGCAAAGCGAAAGCTTTTTCCAGGACTGGTCAGCCACCCGGGCGCTTGTTTTGCTGGAAGCACAGATCGCCGCGTTAAAAAACCCCTTCCCTTGTGACAACCTTTTCATAAATTTGCCGATAACCGTTCTGACCATACCGGAAATGTTCCAGCGTTTACTGCAACTTAACAGCCCACCGCTGAACATTGAACTCGTGGAACCTGCCTCGTTCTTTTCACTCTCAGACCCGGTACGTCAGAGGGTGAGTTGTGCGCTTCAGCAGTTGACCGCGCGGGGACACCGGATCTGGCTGGATGATATTGATGAAGCGTCAGGGCAAGCATTTTTATCCTGTCGCCTGCCGTTATGCGGAATAAAAATCGATAAGATCGCTTTCTGGCGTTTACGTGAAACGCCGGCGCTGACACAGCTGGTCACCCTTTGTTCAAAAATTGCTGCGAATGTGCTTATTGAAGGCATTGAAACAGAACGGGACCGTACATGCGCGCTTCATGCTGGCGCGCGCTTCGGTCAGGGATATTATTGGCCATCCTGGAGATGGCAGGAGGACTGA